CGGCGACGGCTACGGCGACGGAGGCTCTGGCTCCGGCGACGGCTACGGCTACGGCGACGGAGGCTCTGGCTCCGGCTACGGCTACGGCGACGGAGGCTCTGGCTCCGGCTACGGCGACGGCTACGGCGACGGAGGCTCTGGCTCCGGCGACGGCTACGGCTACGGCGACGGAGGCTCTGGCTCCGGCTACGGCTACGGCGACGGCAACGGCTTAAAATCCCTTAACGGTCAGACGGTCGATATGATCGATGCCGTGCCGACGATCCTCACCAGCATCATCGGGAATTCAGCCAAAGGCTTCATTGTCCGCACCGACCTCTCGCTTGCTCCTACATTCGTTTGTAAGCAGGGCAACATGTTTGCCCACGGCGAGACGCTTCACAAGGCGCGGGAGGCGCTGCTGGAAAAGCTGTTTGACGATATGCCGACGGAGGAGCGTATCGCAGCGTTCTGTAAAGAGTTCAAGCCCGGCGTCAAACGCCCGGCGACGGATTTTTTCTCTTGGCATCATCGCCTTACCGGAAGCTGCGAGCAGGGGCGGCGAGAGTTCGCCCGGCAGCATGGCATTGATATCGACAGCGATGAGCTGACGCCCGAAGAGTTCTTTGCTCTGACGCGCGATTCCTACGGCGGCAGTATCATCCGCCAGACGGAAGACCGATTCACAAAAGGAGGCAATGAAAATGAGTGAACCCCATAAAAATCTGCACAATGTCGTGCTTGTAAAGCACCTGACCAGCGGCAATGGTCCGTATCTTTTTTCCGTACCGAACGGGCGGAAGCTCAAGGAAGGACAGCCGGTTATCGTTGACACACGCAAAGGCATAGCAACAGACGGCGTGTGCGTCACGGACAGCTTCATGGTCGACGATACATCGCTCAATGCGATGGTTCTTTTGAGCGGCGCAAAGCTTCCGCTCCGCCGTGTGCTGGGAGAGCGTCAGACCGTCATCTGGGAGGAGAAACACAGTGAGCCGGAAATCGCAGAAAACAAATCCGAATAAAGTGCTCTGTACGGAGGCGGATATCCGGCGCGCCTGCAAAAAAACGTTCGACGACACGACCGACTACATCCTCACCATGATGGCGTGGTGTCTGGTGGACGATATGGGTGTCTCGGATGAATTTCTCCACATTCTCTCCCGCCGCTTCGCCTCCATCAACGAGAGCGTCGTTTCCGGCAACCTGCGCCTTGCCGAAGTGAAGCAGGCGCTCAAGGACGAGCACGACTGGGAGGTCGAAACGACCGTACACATTCGGGAGGGCTCCCCATGCTGAACCAGTATGTTCTGCAGGGGCGGCTCTGTTCCCTGCCGAAAGAAAAGCTCGACATCGACGGTCGGGACTATGTGACATTCGACCTGGCGATCCCGCGCAACCGCCGGTACATGGGCGTTTTGTATACGGACTTCATCCAGTGCCGGGCAAAGGGGCGCGTAGCGGAGCTCGTGCTGTCCTCCGTCCAGCCGGGGCAGGAGATCATTGTGCAGGGCAGTCTCCGCAGCCGCTGCCAGAAGCGCGCGGATGGGTCGCGTCTCCGCTCGGAGCAGTATCTCCATGTCGAGCACGTTTTTTTCTCCCGCCCCAAGACGACCGCCGAAACAGACGCCGAGCGCAGCACAGAAGAAGCCATAGAAGTCCCGGAATCCGTGGACGGCATAGACGAATCGGGATTTTTCCCGGAAAACGAAGTATTGGAGGATACAACAAATGAGTGAGCCCAAAATGCCGCGCACCATCGCGGTAGATTTCGACAACACCCTGTTTGAAACCGACTGGCCGGATATCAAAAAGCCCATCTGGCCGGCGATCAACGCCGCCAGAACCGCCAAAGAAGAGGGCGCGGAACTGATCCTCTGGACGACGCGCGAAGGAGGACACCTGACCGCCGCCCTCGAAGCGTGTGAAAATGTCGGCCTGACCTTTGACGCTGTAAACGACAACACGGAGACCATGAAAAAGCTCTGGGGCAACGACCCGCGCAAGGTCGGCGCCACAGAGTATTGGGACGACAGAGCCGTGAAGCTTACCGCCCCGCAGCTTCCGTCCAGAGAAAAGCCCCAGCAGAAAAACAATGTTGTCAGCCACCCGGAGCACTACACGCAGGGAGGCATCGAGTGCATCGACGCGATCCGCGCCAGCATGGGCCCCTTCGATTTCGCCAGCTACTGCAAAGGAAACGTCATCAAGTATCTGTGGCGCTACCGGCTCAAGAACGGCACGGAGGATCTGCGCAAAGCGGCGGTATATCTCGATTGGATGATCGAGGCGGAAGAGAAAGCGGCTGCGGAATGTGCCACCTGACGGACCACGCCGTGCAGCGGACAAAGGAGCGCGTCGGTCTCCCGAAGCGCTCCGCCGAAAAGAACGCGCAGAAAGCGCTCGAAAACGGCATCCGCCACTGCGAAACAAAAGGCAGCCTGAACCGCTACATAACCGCCCTGTATTGGAAGCATAAGACCGCCAACAACATCCGCGTCTACTGCAATAACGTATACATTTTCAATAACGACGTACTCATAACCGTGTTCCCTCTCCCGCAGAAATACCGGAGCACGGCACAAAAAATCCAAAGAAAGGAACGATCTAAATGGGCTGGGACGCATTGATTTACGACGCGATACTCCGCGTAGAGAAATTGTTGAAGGAAATTCTCACGGAAGTAAGGGGCCGAAACAATGGATAAATACATGAAAAAAAGCGACGTGATCGCCTACATCCGCAAGGAAGCGAAAGAAGCACAAAGCGCGTTTGAAGAGCTGGGCGGCGAAAGCGGGATAATTGCCGAAGCCTTTGAAGATTTGGCAAATGAGCTTGAAGATTTCCCCGCCACCGACGTTGCGCCTGTGCGGCATGGGCGGTGGCAGTACAACACTGACTTCTATGTTTGGTGCTGCTCCGAGTGTGGCAAAAACCCGACTAAGGGCACGGGAGTTGTTACCACAGCGGAAAAACTACCCGCCTATTGTCCCCATTGCGGCGCAAAGATGGACGGTGCGGAATGAAGCACCGAAAGGAGAAAACTATGGATGAATACCTAAAGCGCGACGGGCTGCTTCGTAAGTTCAACATTGATGACATGATGAACGTAAACGGAACGTTGATTTCTCTGCATGACGCGCGCGAGACGATTTCAAACTTTCCGGCCGCTGACGTTGCGCCTGTACGGCATGGGAAGTGGGTGCATTCTCGCTATGAAAACTGCTCAGAGCAGTTTGAAATGGTAAAGTGCTCGTGCTGCGGACGTGAAGCTTATGCTATGGCGTTTTATGTGCGCGACGGGAATTACTGCCCAAACTGTGGAGCAAAGATGGACGGATGAAGAATGGAGGGTGAAGAAAATGATTGATATCCACCAGACAATCCAGGCAGAAACAGAAAGCATCTGCCCAAGCTGCGATCATTACCCCGTTTGTCGGGCGGTTGATAATCAACCTTGTGCAGAGTGCAACCAATATGCGCCAGTTGCACAGCACGGGAAATGGGTAACGCACTATCGAAGCGGAACGACTGTTGCCGAGGGGTATGTATCAACGTGCTGCGATATGTGGAACAACCGTAAGAGCGATTTTTGCCCCAACTGTGGCGCACGAATGGACGGTGCGGAATGAAAATCTACAGCATTACGGTAGACGCCATGCCAAAATCCTGCGGCGACTGTCCGCTGTGTGGGTATACAAACGATGACTTCCCTGTCTGCTACGGCGTTGCAGATAAACAAATCTGGCGCATTGAGGGAAATCCCTGCGATATGCAGTACAGGCGCAGCGATTGCCCGCTTATTGCTGTGCGCATGGATCGAGACCTTACCCTATTCAAAGCGGTCGGAGGGCTCGGATGAAAGCCAAAAGCTACAAGCTGAAATACGTCCCGACCGTGCAGCAGCTCCGGGACGCGGGATTCCGGCCCGGCGGAGCATGGATACATGCAGAGGCGCTGATGTTTGCTACGCGGTGCTTTGATGTACCAAAAACAAACTGTGAGCTTTCCGTGTCGATCTGCTTCAAGACGGATCTCGCCGACTGGGACGATTGGAACAACGTTCTGGTACTCGATGAAGACTGGGGGCAACCCTATACGTCGTTCTATCTGGAAAACTATAAAAAGGACATTACCGACTTTCCATTTTTGGAATATTGCATACAGCAGTACAATGAATTTCTGGATAGTTTCGACTTTCTGGAAGAAGTAAAGGAGGAAGACAATGGTAGTATCTGACGTAGCCAGCCTGGTACAGTGGGAGGACGCCAAGATTCACATTTTGCTTCGACCGGAGTATGCGATGTTGAATCTTACCTGCAGTGAAGCTGAAGAAGGCGTGTTGCTGAACATTTATTCTTATTTTATTCGTGAACATCTCCGAAAAAGAGGGGAAGGAAAAGAATGAGTGATTTTATCGAAGTACACCGAGTGTACCGCACCGGTGATGAAGCGGAAACCTATTTGCTGAATTGCAACCAGATAAGATGGGTTGAGCGCGAAAAAAACGGATGCCGGATAGCGGTTTTCACCCCAGACACTATGTTTGGATGTATAAAGGTAACGGAGAGCTACGAAGAAATTCGCCGTGCCTTGTGGGGAGGTTAACGATGGGGCAGCACAAAACGAATCCCACGGCTATGGCCGCCAAGCGCGGGGAAATCCAGCCAAAACCGAAGCCCATGTCGAAACGTGAGACAGAACGGCTTCTTATGCAAGCAGTCCGGGAGAAAATTTTGAATCCGTATTTGCCGACGCCGAAAGGCGCAGAGGGCTTTTTTGAAAGTTTGGAGGAAGCAATCAATGCGACCGATTGATGGCGATTATTCCCGTTTCCTTGCTCTCCGCCGGCGTATCATGCAGGCGATACGGCGGGCGCTTGAAGAAGATCCGTGCTGCAAGAGCTATGAGGGCACATTCGAGCTTCTGGCCAGCTACCCAGATTATTTTGACGGAGAGCACACGGACGAACCGGATTTCTTTAAAATCGTCCTGCACTGTTATGTGCTCGGGCCCGCCCGCCACTACGAGTGGACGGGAAAAACATTCAAAGAAGCGCTGGACAGCGCAGAAGGAGAGATCGATTCATGGATAAACAGATCATTGAGCGACTGACCAAATCCGTCAAAAACTGGGTTTGTGCTGCCGAGCACCAAGCCATCCGCGAGCAGCGGATGTGGGAAGGCAGCACAACGTCTCAGGATTTCCAAGCCGGCGTGATATGCGGCGTCAACCTCATGGCGGATATCCTGCTGTCATGTGCAGATCAACTCATCGGGGAGGAAGCGGCTCATTGAACACCAATTCCGGAGAAAACCGCCGTTTCGGTCTCGTCCGCTGCCCGTACTGCGGGCAGGAATTTTGGAAAAACTCGCCCAATAAACAGTACTGCTGCGATCAGCATGGCGTGCTGTACCGAAAGAAGCAAGCAAAAGAGGCTTTTGCCGAGAGAGCGGCAAAAAAGCCGGCCGAATCCATCGCGGACATATCCAAAAAGGCCCGCGCCGCCGGTCTGACCTACGGGCAGTATATGGCCGCGCGAGCCGTCGGGAGGCTTTGATATGCCCGATGCGCTGTACTTAGCACTCGCTACGGCGATCGTATCGGTGGATATTGCGCTTTTTTTAGAAGCGATCGCCATTCTCCATTACCTCATCAAGCAGAAAAAGAACAGGAGAAAAGAAAATGATAAAGATCGAGAACGTTGAAACCTGCGGCTGGGAAGCCGCGATCCGTGGCATGCGAAATCCGAAGAATAGCTGGGCAAAGAGCGACAGCCACAAATGCCCGTGCGCAGATTGGGACGGCGATTGCCCTATGGTTATGAACGATAACGAACCGGCCAAGGGCTGCGATCCGGATAAATATCGTTTCTGCGTCGGCGAAAATGATTTCCATCTGATGCAGGCCCTTGCCAACTCCGGCCCGGACGACGGGAAGTTTCTGCGCATGATCCATGTGCAGCTCGACGTGACCGCGCCGTTGTATTGGTGGTCTGAGGCGGACACATACAAGGTTGGGACAGTAGCTAACTCCTGCTCCAAAATGCATAAGCTCCTCCACAAACCTTTCGAGATGTCGGATTTCAGCTTTGACAAACTCCCTGGGTATAAAAACGAAGTGAAGCAGTTCCGCCCAGATTTCGACGAGGAGGGCGAAGAATGGAGGGCCATAAATGACGAGTACGAGGTGAGCAGTGCGGGCCGTGTCAGACACGGAGAAAGGGTGCTTTCCGGCAGCGTGCACGCCGACGGATACATCTTTGTAACGCTGGGAGGAAGTCAGCTCCGTGTCCACCGACTTGTCGCTAAGGCGTTCGTCCCGAACCCGACCGGGAAACCGGAAGTTAATCACATAGACGGCAATCGAATGAACAACGCCGCAGAGAACCTTGAATGGACTACTCGGTCTGAGAACCAGAAACACGCAGTAGACAACGGATTACAGCCGAGAGTGACAGACACCTATCAGGGCAGGTTTACACCAGAACAGCGTGAAGAAATCAAACGCCTGTGGGACTCTGGCACGGTGAGCAAGCGGCAGATAGCAAGGCAGTACGGTGTGTCGCACACCTGCATCTGCGACATTATCAACGATAAGTACAGATACGCGGCGTATGTCAATGTGTTCGAGAGCGTGGCGAGACCGCTTGTGGATACGCTGAATGAGCTGCGAGATGCTTACTTTACCTGTGACGACACCACGGTCAGAAAGAAGATATGGTACACGATTCTTCAGCTCCTGCCGTCCAGCTACAACCAGCGCCGGACGTGGGACTTGAACTACGCGGTGCTGCGCAATATCTACCACGCCCGCCGGAACCACAAGCTCGACGAGTGGCGCGAGCTGTGCGCATGGATCAAGACCTTGCCTTATTCGGAACTGATTACAGGGAAAGGGGGACCCACCGGTGATTAAGCAGAAAAATCAGGTGCTGTTGAAAACCTACCGCATCACGATCACGGCGGACGACAATTCGGAGCCGCCCGCCTACATCGTCGCCTCCGCCGCTTCCAAGCGGGACGCGCTGCATAAAGCGCTGGAACTGGTTGCCCGCCGCTGCACGGGCCCGTGCCCATCTGCTGAGACCAACGGCTGATGCAGGAAAAGAGAAAAGACCGCTGATTGGCGGTCTTTCTCGACTGAAGAAAATTTTTTAGCTACAAGTAATTTCAAAATGTTCTTGACTTTAGTGTCCACACGACATATCATATATTTGTGGATACAAAAGGAGGTGCAGAATGTCTCCACGAACAGGTAGACCGACCGACGATCCCAAGACGCTTAGTACGCGGATTAGGATGTCCAAAGAAGATATTGAACGCCTTGAATACTGTGTGGAAGTCACGGGAAAAAGCAAGGCCGAGATCATCCGTGAGGGCATAAAAATCGTCTATGATGGTCTGAAGAAATGAAAAAAGAGTACAGCGCAGCAGAGAATTTCGACCTTCCGATGCCACGCTGTACGGTTCCCTGATGGAGGAACGTGTAAATATTCTACTACACCTCCCCATCAAGGTCAAGAAAGATAACTTTCTTTATGATGGAGGATTCTTATGAACAATTCCCTGCGCGTATTCGACAACGAAGAGTTTGGCACTATCCGTACCGTTATGATCGACGGCGAACCTTGGTTCGTCGGCAAAGATGTAGCGGAAGCGCTGGGCTACACCAACCCTCGTGACGCATTGTCCAAGCACGTTGACGACGAGGACAAGAAAACCGTCGCGATCCGCGACGGTATTCGCGGGAACCCCAATGTTACAGTCATTAACGAAAGCGGCGTGTACAGCCTGATTCTTTCCAGCAAACTTCCCAACGCAAAGAAATTCAAACGGTGGGTGACGGCTGAAATTCTTCCCTCCGTCCGCCAAACCGGAAGCTATTCCGCAAAGCCCATGACTCTGGCCGAGCAGGCTCTGGCACAGGCGCAGATTCTGGTTGACCACGAAAAGCAGCTTGCCGAGCTGTCGGAATCGGTGGACAAGCTCGAAAGGTTCAACGACGGCATCGTTGCCGTGCTCGCTCCGACCGCCGTATCGGATGGCTGGCAGGAGCAGATGAACCGGAAGGTCCGGCAGTATTGCCTTGACTATGATCTGGATTACCGCGTCGCATTCAATCAGCTTTACATGACCGTAGAATCGTCTACGCGCTCGGATCTGACGCGCCGTGTGGAAAACCGACGCAGGCGCATCCTGCAGAACGGCGGCACGAGAGCCGAAGCGGATAAGGTTACGAAACTCTCCGTCATTGCTAATGACGCCGCTCTCCGCAACGCTTTCGACCTTGCGCTCAAGAATATGTGCGTCGCGTCCTACGCCCGCCACGGCGACGAAGTGGGGGTATAACTCCGATGAGCGAATCCGCTTCCCTTTTCCTCCAAGCCCAGCGCGATCAGCGCACCTTCCGCCGCGCCGCAGGGCTTCTTCAGATGCTCTCCGACCTGATCTTCTACACGCTCGACGATCTCGACCATCCTCTCGACCCGGAAGACGCAAAGCGCGTCTGCGAATACTGCGAAACGACCGTCAGTTATCTTTCGGAAGACATGGCCGCGCGGGAAAAGGAGATCGTCGCGCTCTCGTGCGGCGGCTCCGGGGAAAATTTTTCTTCCGGCGGCGGTTGCAAAACGCCTGTCTGCCCGGCATATAAAGCATAAAGCAAAAGGAGGTCACGAAGATGTTTGAAAATTACGATGAGGTTGTCAGAATGTTCACCGCGCAGATGCGCCGCAACGAGTGGACGGAGGCGTCCATCGAAGCCTACACCGGCACGTTCCGCCGCTTCCGCGAGAGCATGGAGAAGAACGGCTTCTCTGAGTTCTGCCCGCAGTCGGTCGTCGCGTTCGTAGAGGACGGCAGCTGGTCCATCGTGACAACGGATCTGTACCTGACGCATCTTCGTGCGCTCTCCAAGTACGGTGTGTCCATCCGCATCTTCAGCGAAAATGCCGTGCCGGATGAGCTCCGTCCTCCCAAGCGCAAGCTCGCCGCAGCGCACAAGAAGGAATATTCCCACATTCTGGACGAGCAGCAGATCATGGCGCTTCTCAACGCCGAAGAGCCGGTGTATACCCGCAAGCCGCATACATGGCTTCGTGAGAAGGCCGAAGTTACGCTGCTCTTCCAGAGCGGTCTCCGCAACTCTGAGCTGCGCGCGCTCACTCCCGCCGACCTCTTCTGGGATAAGAAGGCCCTGTACGCCCGCGTAACGAAGGGAGATAAGCCCCGCGTAGTCCCGTTCCCCTCCGCTTCGCAGGAGGCTGTCAGAGCGTATCTGAGCTCCGGTATTCGCCCGGCGGACGCGGGGGACACCGAGCCGCTGTTCGGCTGCTGTGACCGTCTCACAGGCGCGTGGAAGAGCTTGGAGCGTCAGCAGCTCTCCACGCTTATCAAGAACTATACCGCGTCCATTCTCGGCGAAGAAGCCTCCTGCCGTACCCACGCCATGCGCCACGCCTCCGCGTCGTTCCTGCTCGAAAAGGGTGCGCCCATCGAGAGCATTTCCGAAATCCTCGGCCATGCTCAGCCGTCTACGACGCGCATTTACGCGCAGCGCCTCACCAAGACAGCCCTTGCGGAAACGTTCAGCGATATCCTTGACGCGCCGGTCGCGCAGAGCGCTCTGCACGCCGTCTGACGCAGTTTTTAACGGAGGTAATGTCCATGTACTACTTCGACCACGCCGCATCCACACCGACGTTGGAATGCGCCTTAGCGGCTTTTCTGCGGGCGCCAAAAGGAAACCCGGACAGTGCGCACGCCGCAGGGCGAGCCGCAAAGAAGTCTTTGGAGGAATCCCGCGAAATTGTCGCCGCTTGTATCGGTGCAGAGCCGGAAGAGATTTATTTCTGTTCCGGCGGCACAGAGGCGAACAATCTTGTGATTCACACTATGCTTAAGCACGGCGCCGTACTTTACGGCAATACATCCCATGCATCTGTCTGGAACATCCCGCAGTATGCCGTGAACCGCCCGGCGTTGGGGATTTCCGTTCCCTATGTGAACAACGAAACCGGGGAAGTCCTCTCCAGAAAACGCATCGCAGGGTATCACGCAGAGTATCCGCTCCTGCACCTGGACGGTGTAGCCGCTGTCGGTCAGATCAACGTATTTGTAAGAAGATTCGATTGCGACTATCTGACCGCCGCAGGGCATAAATTCGGCGCTCCGCAGGGCATCGGGTTTATCTATGTCAGGAAAAATTCGCCGCCGATCTCTCCGCTTTTCCATGGCGGCGGACAGGAAAACCGTGCTCGTCCCGGAACGCCGTCCGTGGCTCTTGCCGCGGCTATGGCCGCCGCGCTCAAATACCGCCTCGAAAACATGCGCATGAATCTTGAACGGATGTATTCGGTCCGTGACTACATTATTGACAATGCGCCGTCCATAGAAGGATGCCATATAAACGTGGAAGACTTTGGTTGGGATATTGTTCCGCATATTATCTCCATCCGGTTCGACGGTATCCCGTCCGCGCAGATCCTCCCCCTGCTCGATGCGCAGGGTGTCTGCTGTTCTGCCGGCAGCGCGTGTTCCGCCGGCAGCCGGGAGCCGTCCCGTGTGCTTATAGCCAGCGGATTGTCGGAAAAAGAGGCGCTGGAGACCGTGCGTATCTCTATCTGCCCGGAGACAACGCAGCACGATGCGGAGATCCTGCTTTCCGCACTGAAAAACGCCGTGGAAAAACTCAGAAAATTATTACCTCGGGCGCGTTAATCCTTTATAATAATTTCAGAAAAAAGGGAGCCCTTCGGCTCCCTTTTTCACATAGTTACAACGATTTCCTTGCGTTTCCCCGTCAGCGTGATCGTCTGCACGGCATGGCTGGACGGCAGGAGCATCTTTTGTGCCGCATAGCCGCCGAAATTTAACCAGCTCGTCGTGGACACCACCTTGAACGGGCGCATAGACACCGTATTGTTATACGGGTTTATCTTGATCTTGCTCGGCTGCGTAACGAACGGCTTGTGCGTGTGCCCCACAATGAGGCAGTCCATTCCGTCGATGACGTAGCCGAAGCGCTCGTTGCGGTTCACTGCCGCGCCGGTATAAATGCCGCCTCCGGCGCCGTGCGTGGCCACGATGGTATACGTCGGGTTTGTCAGCCCGTCGGCTCTCGCTTTCCCCATCTGGATCTTGATGAACGCGATATTCTCGCGGTACAGGTGCTCCAAATCGAGCTTGCACATGATATCGTAGCTCGGATCGTCATCCGCGTCCTTCAGACTGCGCCGCTCGTGGTTCCCGCTCACGCTGGCAAGAATACGGTCACGCAGCGGCATAAGCATCTGCGTCATCATCTTTTTCTGCTCGCGGGGGCGCATCGTCTCTTCAAAAACGTTGGATACGCTGTTGCGCGTGGCGTTGTTGATAAGATCGCCAACAAGGATAATACGGACACCGGGATTGGAAAGGACGCTCTCGCAGAAGGACGCCCATTCCTTCTCCATGTGTTCAGCAGCACCCAAATGTACGTCGCTGATGGGAATGATTGTCAGATCCGGTCGGTCTTCAAACCGGTGTACGACCATCTCAAAATCCGGAAGCATAAATCCGTCGCTCCTTATGTCGTTTCGTCTGCGTGTCAGGCAAGCAGCCGGTTCACCTCGTCCTGCACGGCCTTAATGAACCATGCGGCGAGCGCGTCCTTGCGAGCCTGTCCGTTGCCCCACTTTCCGGCGATGACCTCGCGGGCCTTTGCCGTGATGAACGGGTCAACCGTCGTCTCCACGGCGGGCTTCTCGGGTTCCGGCTGCGGCGTCGGTGCCGGTGCCGGTTCAGGTGCGGGCTGCGGCTCTGCGCCGTCCGCCTTACTCGCAAAGTCGGGGCAGCCATAGCCACGGATGAAGCGGTCATTCACAGCAAGCACACGCTTGTTCACGGCGTTGGCGTTGTTGCCCTCAATGATGGTCATGTTCTTGCCGTCACAGTCGAGCACGATGCCCACATGGTCTGGGTGGCCGATGTTGTCGGTAGTGGCGTAGTTCGTTGCGCTGTCCTGCCAGTCGTAAAAAACGACATCGGCAGGAGATGGGACGTAAGCATCATCCTCCACCCAGCGGTCCAGCTCCTGATAGAGCCGCACCATGCCCGGGCAGCCGCACTCGGTCGGCATGATGTCGCGCAGGCCGAGCTGTAGGGAGACCGTGGACACGAACGCCGCGCACCAAAAATCGGTGACTTTCATTTTCCAGCCGCGGGGCAGCGGGCGCTGCGCATTGTAAATTGCCAACATCTCGAGATGCTTTGCAGTGTTCTCGCGCGTCCCCAGCCACGCAAGAGCGGTGGACACGACTTTCTGTCGAAGTTCGGTTTCTGTCATTACGTTACCTCCGTTGTGGGTGTGTTGTTCGTCTTTGTTACGGTGTTCACGCCACGACCGATGGCAAACCGCGCCGTGTCGCCGCGCGTCAGGTGGATGGTGTTGTCCTTATCCACTGTGAGCACTATTTCTCTCCTCCTTATGGATTGGCTTTGACAAGGGCTTCTTTTGCCGTTCCGTTGACATTCAGCAGAACGCGCGTCACTTGTTTCGCCGCGCCGTTCACGTTCAAATACAGCACATCGCCGAGCAGCGCCGGAGCAGTCAGCTTGACCGTGCCGTTGCTTTGGCTGGAAGAGGTGTCTGCTGCTCCGTAAACAACGGTGATTTCCGTCCCCGCATCAGCTTCTCCAACGAAATACCAATACGTTGGCGTTTTGGGGAGATTGCCGGGCGTTTCAGCTGTCCCCCGAACACTTCCGATGTCGCAGCGGAGATATAAGCTGCCGTACTCCGGATGATTGCCGTAAGAACCGCCGCTTGGGGACACCAAAACACGGACGGCAAACTGTTTCCCTTCCAGCCTTGCAATAGAGTATTCGCCGCTCAGTACAAACCAGTTCTGCTCAAAAAAGTTTGTCTTTGTGATCGTCTGCTCCCACGCGCTGCCGCTTGGAAGCTCTGGCGCTGTTTTGCTCCATGCCATCCCGCTCACCTCACACAGAATACTGTAGGTATATGTCGCCCGGCTGCCAAGCGGCGGGCGGCGTTTCGCTCGTCCCGGTGTAGATGTGCCGCACCTGATCGGCGGAAAGCCCGAACTTCGTATACGGGATATCGTCTGCAAGCTGCCCCGCGCCGACCGTCTTGTCCGCGATTTTCTCCGCCGTAACGGCCTTTCCGCCGAGATTCGCCGTGCCTACCGCGCCATTGGCGTTGGACAGCGCTCCAAGATTTGCCAGCGCCGCTGCCGCCGTCGTTGCGCCCGTGCCGCCGTTTGCCACGCTGATGGGGTAATCCACCGCCGTTTTCACAATAAAAACGTAAGTGGAGTTGTCCGAAAGCGTGGCGGTGTACTCCATACCATCGGCAGTTTCGCCGGTTTTGGCAAAGCTCCGGATGCCGACCGTCGCCGCCACCCAGTATGTCTGCCAGGTGGGCGAAACGCCCGGTTCGATATTCGAGCAGCCCCGCTTGCACAGATAGGAACCGCCGTTGTGCGTGACAAGATTCAGCGGCGCGTAAGACGCCGCCGCGCTGTACGCGCCCTTGCTGACTATCGCAGCCTGTCCGAGATTAACTGTTGCCATGTTCGTTTCTCCTTGTACATTTAAACACTCGCCGAAACGATACCTGTCTCGGCATCAAGTGACATGACGGCAATGTTGAAATTGCCCGCCGCCGTTTGGATAAGACCGCCATCGTCGCTGAGCGACAGAACGGAACCTTCCGTATATGGGTCAAAGTGGCTCCAGAGAAGCGCCCCCGTTTCGATATCGATATCCAGCATCGTATATATCACGCGGTCGTCGATGACCGGGGCGATTTTCCGGATGAGCGTCGCCATGCCGTCGAGCATCGTCCCGCTCGGCACCGTGACGCCCTGTTCCTCTATGGCAGCCGCTATGTCTGCCTTGGCGCTGTTTATCCGGTCGATTTGTGAAGGAATACCGGGCATTGGCTTCCCCTCCTTCGTTTAAATGGCCGCCAGCGCCTTTTCGATGTCGTCCGTCAGAGATACCGTTCCGCTGCCGGAATGCTTTCCGGCCGGTATGGTATAACTCGTAACGGTCAGTCCGTCGATGGTCGCCGTGACCGTTCCCTGATCCGGCATCGTGCCTTCGACCTCCACGGCGTTCCCGTTGGCGTCAAGGGAAATGGCCGTTTCCCCTGCAAGGATGTCTCCGGCCTCCGCCGTTGCGTTGGAGGCGTCGCCGAATTTTGCGGGAATAGCTTCCACAGTGAACTTGCTGATTACCTTGCCCGCCGTCGGCGTCATGGTCTGCGCCGTTGTTTTCGGTGTGGCGGTCTTTTCTTCCAGAACAATGCTCACCTTGCCGGAGCCGGAATGGTTGCCTTTTGGGATGGTGTAAGACTGCTTCCCCGTAGTAGCATCCAGCGTGGCCGTCACCGTTCCGTTTTCCGGCAGAGTACCGGCGATGGTCTTGCCCGTCGCGTCAACGATGATCTTGTTGACGAGAACGTCCGCCGCCGTCGCGGTAACGCCGCTCACGTTCTGGTACGCATCCGGTATGGGCTTTACCGTCACGGACGACAGGCCGTATTTACCGGCGTCCGGCGTAACGCTCTGCTGGCTTTTTGTCGGAGTGATCTCCTTCGCCTGAAGCACATAGTTGCCGCCACCTGCCACGCCGAGGACCGTTCCGGAACCGTTGTGGTATCCGGCAGGGATCGTGTAGCTGTCGCCCTCCTTGACTTCGGCGGACACGGCGCCGTTGTTCACAATGCCCGCGATCGCCGTGGCCAGCTTGTCCAGCGTATCGGCCGACAGCGCAAGCCCAAGGTCGATCAGTTTGTCGCGGATCGTGTTGCGTGCGGTCTGTATTCTGGTGATTTCCGTGGATGTGGACACGTTGTTCCCTCCTTATATTTCCGCAAGCAGCGCGTTGATGTTCCCTATGGATTCGCTGACCGCTGCCGATGTGATGGGGTGTTCGTTGCCTTCCTCCGGTGTCTGCGCCTTCACGAGGCTCACAACGCCGTTCTCTGTGGAGAAATCGTCGCTGAACGTGAGATCCGTATCGATGCCGGGGTTCGGCTTGGGATCGTCGGGGTTCTCCGGATTATCGGGGCTCGGCGCCGTGCCGGAAATGACGTCGGCAACAATCGTTATCTGCGGATAGTCGTTCACGCTTACCGCGTTGATCGTCATCGTTCCCTGCTGTCCGAGCGGGCGGGTGAACCCCTGTACAACGAACCGCTCCGCGGGGTGTCCCTGCTTGTCGTTGCGCACCACCGTCACGATCTCGTTTTCCACAATGTGGAACATCTGTGTTGAGGTAATCGCCACCTCTTTCGTGAGCGCCGTGGTTCGCTTCAGTTTCCACTCTGCATAATCGCGGCATATCTCGTCCGAATAGTAGTTCGGCATTTCGAGCCGCTGCGTCTTTAGCCCGATGCGGCTGATGCAGGTGTCGGAGGCAGGGTCGCGGTTCTGCACCCGCGCCCGCGCCGTCCGTCCTTCGTCAGATGTTGCCCCCGCAACAATGATGTCGTTGTAGACCTCTGTATTCCGGAATGTATACTCCGCGCCGAGAAACTGCTTTTCTGCGTCGGTGAAGTTCCACAGCACCGGCTTCGTAGCGTCGGCGATATCGTCCTGCGATGGGTCAACAATGAGCCTTCCGATATGGTTATACCCCACCCACGCCGCCAGCATCTCGCACAGCCCCAGAACCACGTCTGCAAGCGTTTCATTGTCTGCGGAAAGGTATGTATATGGCGTCGTCGTAAGCGGCCACAGCGTGCCGTCTGAGAGCGTCTGCGTCATGTGGTTGTAATAGCCGGTAAAGATCGGCTTGGTCGCATCGAGAGGGCTCGTCCCGTTGTTGTCCATCGTGAACCGGTCGAGCCGGAGCACGGAGTCGATGGCCTCGAAAATGTTGCTTCCCGCCGCCACCGAGTACGCCCCTTCCAGATTCCCTCGGAGCGTGCCGTCCAGATTCGCCCATTTGTCCGTCAAATGGTAGGTAACGGTCTTCGTGTCCGGCGTGACGGTTTCCTTCGGCGTGACGATCTCGAAGATCCCCTGCGGGATGAGATATTCCGTCCCGTCCGGCAGAAGCAGCCCTTCCAGAATGCGGATCTGCTGTCCGAACCATATCTGCCCCACAGCGTAGTTGTATTCTTCGTCCAGATTGGAAAGCGTGATATCCGCCTGTCGGCGCGCGCCGTTCTGAAGATTGCAGGCGATAGATCCCTGCTGCAGGAACGCGCCCGACCGCCGGTTTTTGTAGTCGTTGTCGAGCGCGTATCCCACACTGCCGCTCGGTGTCAGAAATTCCAGGCGCGTCACCTTTGTAAAGTCGGTCTTCAGCGCGTTCAGATACGCCGCATACCGGTTCTCCGCGCCGATAATCGTTTTGTCGCTCATGCCGCCTCCCTCCTCAGCGGACGGTAGCCGTCAGCGTCCCGGTGTCCGCATCGAGCGCCATGCGGGCCGGAGTGAAGGAGCCGTTCGCCGTCTGAAGAAGCTCGCCGTCCTCGTTGAGCGATAGCACAGAGCCGTTTTCGTAAGGCGTGTCCGTCGTCCAGAGCAGCCGTCCCGTTGCCGGGTCGATGGTGATCGTCGTGAACACGATGTTGTCTGTCGGGTAAAACTGGCTGCCGTCTGCGGAAACGATGGAAACGCCGTCCGTACTCCCGACCTCAGCCCAGGAGATCGTCCCCGTCTGCGGCATCACCCGGCTCTTGTAGTCGATGCTGATCGCCGTGGCGCTCGCCGTGTGGATGCGGAGGAAGTGTCCCTTCGGGTTGAGAAGAAACAGCGTATTATCTGAATTGCTCAGCGCCATGAGCGCGTCGAACTGCTTCACGGTGTCCTTGTACGCCTTGCCGTTGATAAATCCGCCGATGAACCCGGAAAGCGTTCCGGCAAGGTAATTGGAGGCGTCCGGCTGTCTCGTGGGATACCGGGTGAAGTTGCGTTCGAGCGTCGGCGTATTATTGTTGGAAACGGACCCGGCGCTCACTCCGTCCTTGCCGTACCGGAAAAAGTACGCCGCAACAACGTTGTAGTACTGCGTCTGCGCGTCGTATTCCGTCTCAAGGATCGCCCAGAACCAGAACTGTACCGGCGCCTCGTTCGACACCATCGGGGTCGTGAGATAGACGAGCGCGCCTTCGGGGAAAACGTAATACACATACGATTCCCCGGATTTGGCGCTGTAGTCGCGCAGCTCGCTGACGTTCGCGCCGACATAGGCCAGCTTCTTGAGCTTCGTATCGCCCACCGTCCGGCGCAGCACCGTATAGCCCTGTGCCAGAACATCCGGCGTCCACTTGACGTAAACGCACGGCTCGTTTGCAAGCTGGCACGCCGTCACGTTGCCGGTCGTCTCGCTCACGGTATAGGAAACATTAAAGTCCACCCACCCCGTCGTAACGCTCACGCCGTTGGCCGTCTCCACGGTGCATTGTATGGAGTAGGCGTTCCCGGTGAGAAATCCGTTATAATCGACCCGCAGCTCGCCTGTTCCGGAGATTTTCCCCGTATCCACAAACGGGTTCGCTGTATCGTCCTTATCGGCAATCCGCCAACGGACCCAGTTGATGGAATCGCCCTGCGCCTGAGAGTACGTCGCCGTGAAAGAATATTCCTTTACGCTCACCGGAGACGGGATCGCATTGATGGCGAGCGTCGGTGTGCTTCTGGCAAGAAAAAGCGCCGGCGTCGTCTGAAGAACATATTCATCGCCGCCGCTGTAGGCTGTGCCTGGCAGCTCCGTTCCGGCGGCTTCTGCCGCCCTGGTAACGGTCAGCGTGTAGAAAAATCCGCTCGCCGTCACAGCGAGAGTATGGTTTTTCGTGCTGTAGCGGATGGAGTCGCCGGCGGCAAGCGCCTGAGCGAGCGTGAAAACGGCATATTCCGCATCGCTGATCCGGAAATAATACTGTCCGGCGGCTACCGCTCCGCTCGCCGTGTACAAAACGCCCGCGTCAGTGGAAGCGAACCACTGTACGATGAGCATTTTGTATTCGTTGCCGTTTGCCATACCTGCGGCGCTCATATTTGCCGCCTCGATCTGCGCGGCGAAAAAAGCAACGTCTCCGGCGTAGTTCACGCCCCACCACGGCGTGGAAAGCGTGGTTTTCCCCGTGCTGTACAGCCTTGTGGAGGCGGTATCGTTTTTATAAAGCGTGATCTGATAGGCGCTCATCGGGGAATCGCCGCTCACCTGCCAGCTCACGTCCATGTCCTGCGAGATGTCTACGCATCCGCTTCCGTTGATTTCGTCCGGGGAGATATTGGATGGTTGATTGAGCATTGTTTCACCCCTTTATGCCGGTCCGGAGCCGAAGAACCACGCCTTCGCGTTGCTCATCGACCCCCACCAGACCACCAGCACCGTGTCCCCCACGGCGGCGGAGGCTACCTCCGCCGCGTAGGGTATCTTTATCTCCTGTGCCCCGAAGGGCTGTCTCACGCCGATGACCTTTCCGTCCGGCGCGGTCGTAACGTCGTACCGCTCTGCGCGGAGAGCGTTTGCCGTCTCCTGCCGGCACAGCCGCGCCACATGGCTCCGCATCGCGTCCCAAAAGGCTTTGGCATCCTGCATCATACGATTTCCGTCTCCTTTCAGGTGAGATTCAGTATCCGCAGCTGCCGCGCAAGCTCTCCGAGCGTCGTGGTGTTCGCCTGCTGCTCGGTAAGGTTGATGCCGCCCGGGAACGAATATACCGTGTCGTGGCTGTCCGCAGTGGCTCCGTAGGAGTTCGTCGGCGCCGTGGGTATCCCGGCATTGGGCATGCCGTAAACAGCGCCCAGGGCCCGCGCGAAAGCGTCAAATTGCGCGTTCGGCGTCGGCGTTAGGATTTTGGCGGAAAGCGCCGGTCCGAGAACGATCTCGTCCTCGCTCGTGGCCTTCACGCCACCCATGCCGCGCAGCACACCGCCGGAGTCGTAGCCGGGAAGCTTCCAGCCGGACGGATTTGTTGCGATAAAATCGGCGATCAGCTCCGCAAGAGACTTGACATTGCCCGTCTCGCCCTTCTGCCGGTCGGTGCCGGATCTGGCGACATCCGCCAGAATGTCCGCGATCTCTCGCAGCGGCTCTTCCACGGACTCAAGGATCTCTTTCCACTTGTTTTCCAGCTCGTCGTACCGGGCGTTAACCGCGTCCTGCTGCGCCTTGATGGCGGCAACCGCCGCGTCGTATTCCTGATCCTTTCGGAATTTGTCGAGCGCATCCTGCGCCTTCTTGAGCTGGTCTTTGGCGCTCTGCACCGCCTTCTGATCGGCGATCCATTCCCACTGGCCGGTAGCGGCGTTGTACATGCGCACATTGCGCTCCGCCTGCGCGTTGGCAAACTTTGCCTGTGCCTCCGTAACGGCGAGGATCTTCTCCTCGAGCTCCAACCGGTCTTCCTCGGTGTCTCGCGCCTTTTTAAGCGCTTCCAGCTGCGCATCCAGATCGGCAAGTTCGGCTTTGCGGGCTTTTTCCGCTTCGTCGAACTTCTTGTCCATCGCTTCCTGCAGCTCTTTCCAGTAGTCGCTGTCGCCTCCGCCGCCGGAGCCGCCGCCTCCGCCGCCTCCGCCGCTGTTTCCGCCGGCGTTTCCGGAAAGGCCGGGGACATAAAACTTGCCCTTGTCGGGGTTTCCGAGCTCTCCCGTCGGGTCGTAGTAGCCCCTCGCCGCTGCCCGAAACAGGCCGTCCGGCCTCTGTCCGTGCAGCATCCGGCGTGTCTGCGGCGCCGTGTATACCATCGCGCCGGGTGCCAGCATCGTGACCGTAGGCTCGCCGCCTCCGGCAATACGCGCCGTGCTGCCTTCCTGAATGATCTCCGGTCCCTGCTCGTTGACAAGCGTAAGTCCGCCGCCGGAGCTCTTGCCGCCGGAGGCTTTTCGGCCGATACCCGCTCCTGTAAGGGCCCCAATAACGCCAGCAGTAGCCGCGTGCACGGTTACTGTCCATGTTTTGTCTGTAAGCCCATGGAGTTGAGATTCAAGAGCGTTGAGGGTCTGCGTTGCGTTTGCCGTTTCCGTAAAAACGTTAACTGTTTTTTCTTCAGGAATTTCTTTTGCTGTTGTCGCAACATCTTGTAGCGACTCTTGCACCGCGTCAAACGTTATTCCATCAATGCTTTGCAGCGTTGCAACCAGCCCGTCGATTTCCTCCTGACTTTTTCCGGCTTCGCTCAGTCCTTTGCGGAATTTGTTAAGATCAACATTTTGTGTCCCATCTGCTGCCTTCGTCAGAGCGCCTACGTCTTCGGCAAGCTTGAGTGCCTGATCGCCCGCGTTGTAGATCTCCGAGCCGTAGACCCCCATGGCCTCCGCCCAGGAGAGGATAACGTCCTCCGAAACGCCGGTATAGTCGGCGAGATCCTGCAGACTCTCCACGGTGAAGCTGAGCCCGCTGTCCGTTTTCTCAAAAGACGCCAGCAGCTTTCCGTTTTCGTCGCGGAGTTTTCCCTCGGCGTCGGCCGCATTATAGAGCCACTGCGCAAACCCGGCGCCGGCATCCTCTCCGCCGCCGCTGAGCATGGCTTTCAGCCCTTCCAGCCCCTGAATGTATGCCGCCATTTTCTGCGGATCATTTTCGAGAGCTTCGCGCTCCTTATCAGAGAGGAACAGATTATAGCCCGCCTGTGCCGTGTTGCTGCCGATGCGCCCGTTGGCTATCTCCTCCATGGTTTTCGCGTAAGCGTCCGCCATGTCCTGGAATCCGTCGTCCTGATCGGACGCCGCTGCCTGCTTAAAGCTGTCTATCGCGCTGGTTGCGTCCTTTACGCGGTCAGAGAGCGATTCATAGGCTTCCGTTTGCTCGTCAATGGTTTCTGTATTGGTCTCTGTTTCTGATGTTGCGTCTGCGGTTTCTCCTTTGAGTTCGCGGGCAGCGGACGTTAATACTTGCCACGCCGTCAGCACTTCCAGATCCGTTTTAGATAATTTGATTCCCGCTTCGCTCGCATTTTCCAGTGCATCGGCAATGGGCTGATATTTTTTTACCAGCTCGTCGAGGCTTCTGCCATATTCTTCGGCGCTTAATTTCCCGTCTTGCCAATCTTTCCGCCAGTTGAATATTTGTTTTGGATACACCCGAAGGGCCGTGTAATCTTCATCTCGTCGGGTCTGGCGAAGCTCTCGCTTCGCATTCCTGCGATTTTCTTTGTCTGCCGCTTCCTGTAATTCTTTTGTGGCTTCTATTTGATCTTGGAGAATTTCGAGTCTTTTTTGTTCTACCTCCGTAAGCGCCTCTGCTTTGTTCCGCAGCGCGTTATATTCTTCCTGCGCCGCGGTCAGCGCATCTTGATTTTTGTGTTTGTCTGGGAAAAACAGATTGTTGAGTGCCGTTACAAGATCCGTAACCGCACCTATAACGTTTTTTTGCCAATCGGTGGTGGCTATCGACTGCACGAAATCTGTCCAGGTGTTTTGAAGGACATTGATTTGCGACTCCAGGCTTTTCAGCCTTGTCGAAACTTCTTTATCTGCACTCCCAGCCGCGTCCCCCAGAGACTCCAACATCTTTTTGTAGGTGTCAAATTCTGTAACGAGCGCAACGAGCGAGTTTGTGCGGAGCTTTCCGCCAAGCCCGGACAGCATCTCCATGAGTTGCTGCTCCGTCAGCGCGCCTTCTTTCATCGCCTTGGAAAGCGCGGCAATGGCGTCCATCGGATTGATGAGCTCGCCGGTCGCCCTCGCTGCCTCAACCACGTCACTCGCGTAAACTTCCAGAACGTCGCTGAGACTCTGGATCTCTTCTTTTGTTACGGTGACGCCTTCCTCAACCTCCGTCGTGGTATCACCCATGATGTTGAGGACGATGGCGCGGAACGCGCGCGCCGCTTCGCTGCCGGACACCTGCGTTTTCGCCGTGATCGTTCCGAGCGCGGCCAGAAGCTGTTCCTGCGTAATGTGTGCCTGCGCCGCTACCGAGGCGACGATAGGCATGCCGCTCGCCAGTTTTTCGATGCTTGTCGCATAGTGGTTGTCGATCTCGTTCGCCTGATCTACGATGAGAGACAGCGCCTCAACCGAGCCGCCCAGTTTGTACGCCGCGTCCATGGTGATGAGCATCTTGTTAGCGGTCTCGGAGTTGATGTCGCCGACGAGCTGCGTTTTCGTGGCAACTTCGGCAAGCCCCGCCGCCAGATCGCCGTAACCGGCGCGGCTGAACTCGGCAACGCTCTGCAGAAACTCGTTGGCCGCCACGCCGTATTTGCTCGCGGTTTCGTAAGCGCGGTCGTTAAGTCCGGCGATATAGCTGTCGCTCGCTCCCGTTACCTTCTGAATGGTGTTTAGCTGGCTGTCAACTTCTCTTATCGTGGAAAGAGCTTCACGAAGTGATTGCCTCAAAAGGTTCAGCGCAGCATAAAGTGCTCGGGACGCGAGCGACTGAATTAGCGTCTGCCCAAAGGATTTTGCTGCATTGCTGCCCTGCTCGAGTTCTCCGCGAAGATCGCCTTCCGCTCGCGCATGTTGCTGCGCGGCCGCTGCCGCCCGCTCCTGCTGAAACGTCAGTTTTGCGCCGACAGTTTTCTGCCGTTCCTGTTCGGTGGCGGTTCGCTGAGTCTCCTGCTGCAGGCGGGCGTTTGCCGCTGCCACCTGGTTCGCCGTCTGCTTTGTGCGCTCCTGCGCAATCGCAAGGTTTACTTCGGCTATCCGGCGGCGCTCCTGAGCCGTAGCCAGCGCGAGCTGCTGACGTGTCAGGTTCTCGATCCCTGCCGCCCCGGTAACTTTTATCTCGATAGCAACCGGCTTTGCGCTCAGGCTTTTCGCTTTTGCGTCGATTTGCGTCAGCTGCGCCAGAACGTTGGCGCCGTCTCGCAGTTCTGTCCGCAGGACAATGGTATCTGCCATTTTTTCACCGCCTGTACTTGAGCTTTATTGGAAAGCGTGATAAAATTTCTTTATTGAAATGGTTGCGTTTCGGCCGTCTGCTTGCCATATATGGCAGAAAGGAGATGTATGATTTGAGTTTAAAAAACTTCTTGCTTGGCGTATTAAAGCGTTCGGTATCTGCCGCCGGGTATAGAACCATCGGGTGCTCTCCGGACGAAGCGTTTTTTTTGGCAGACATGGAGGTCAACAGCCGCAATACATCCCGCCGCTCTCGACAGCTCAGCGATGAAGAGATTAAAAAGCGTATAGAAGAAAGCCGCAAGGGTTATGACGCAGCAATGGCCACGCTTGCTGAATGCCAACGCAAGCTACGCGAAGGCGGGCCGTTGGTTCGTGAGGGAGCGGAAAAAGCTCGTCAGGAAGCTCAGCGGTTTCGTGAAGAAATCAGGAAGAACAGTTAACTCGCCTCCACCTCAAACCCCGCCGCCAGCAGCGCCGATACGACGATGGCCTCCGCCTCGCTGGAATCCACAAAATCCCGCAGCGCTTCTTCCATGAACGGGCGCGGTCCGGCGTCGCCCTGACGATAACCGGATTCTACCCACGGTGTTTCCGGCTCGCTTCCGTTGGTCTGCAGCGTCGTCTCGTTGGTGATCTCCACACTGTCGTCGCTGATAACGGCAGAGAGATTATTGTCTGCGCCGAGCTGATACCGGCGGCGCTCCATCGCCCACGGCGACGCCTCATAGCTGTATACCCGCTCGTCCGCCGAGCGCCGGATAGCCGCTTTCAGCCCCGCCGCCAGTTCCGACTGTGCGGAGGCTACGGCGCTTTGTATGCGCGAACGGATGGTGTAATACTGGTCCAGTACGCTCATGAAAATCACTCCTGATTCCCGGAAAAAGCGTGATATTTCACGCGCTTTCAGCGAAGCAGGGGGGAAAGCCCCGACCCGATACCGGATCGGGGCTTTATCATGCTCAGGTAACGGTCACGGGGATCGTGTCCGTATAGGTCTCGTTGGTGAGCGTATTGGTAACGCTCACGGTAACGGTGGTGTTGCCGGCCGCAACGCCGGACAGCACATTGCTGTGCGCATCGTTGAACTTGGCCGTGGCCGCCGCAGCGGACGCGAACGTGACCTTGCTCATATCGGAGATATTGGCAAGGATGCCGCCAACCGAATACTTCACCGGCAGGGTGATCGTCTCGCCGTGGGCAACAGACGCGCCGGAGCCGAGACCGATAAAGTAGATGCCGTCCACGCCGTAGGTGCTCGTGTCGCTGCCGATGAACTCGTCCACGATGAAACCGTAGGACTGAGAACCGGAGTTGTCGCACAGACCGGCTCCGACGGCCTCCTCGTAGGTCAGGCAGTTGCCGGAGAGGTCAACGCTGCCGGTAGAGGTCTGCCCAACGCTGTCCTGCATACCGTTGGTGAAGAAGTAGTACGGGATGTAGTAATGGCGGATCTTGTAGAGACTCGACGCCATAACATCCGAACCGGTCTTCTTCGCGTAGCAGTTGACGGCGAAGTGCGCGCGCACGACCTTCGGCTGGAAGAGCGCCGGAATGCCGAGCTGCAGAGCGCTGGAGTTCTCCACGAAATACTTCACACAGTAGCTGTTGCCGCTGACTGCCGTGAAGCCGGTGATAACGCCGGCGGAGGACACGGGATACGCCGTGCCGCTGTTCTGCTCGACCGTCGCCTTGTCCGAGCCGGAGCTCGTCAGAACGTAGGCAACCGCGCCGTTGGAACCGCCGAGCGGAGCCACCGCGTTGTTGATGGTCAGATTGGCGCCCGTTGCGGTAACAACGGTGCTGGTCTCCACAACGCCGTTGGCAGCAAGGTCGCTGCCGATGGTGATCGCCATGTTGTTGAGCGCGCTGTCCGCCGTCTTCGCCGTAATAGCAAGGCGGGCCGTGTCGGGGATGCACATGACGAGCATGTTCCCGGGGCCGCCTTCCACGTCGCCGCTATTCATGCTGCCGTTCAGGCCGAAATCGGTGACGTACTTGGAAAAGCCAACGAGGTTGTCGGTAGCGGGGTCAAAGAACTCCGCATACACAATGCCCTTGGTGAACATATAGTCGGGCTTAAACGTGTAGTTCATAATCGAAAGTCACTCCTTTGTAGTGTCAGCAAGAAGCCCTTTAGCTCCCGCGTCGAGATCGTCGATGGTCTTCATGGCGCCCGGCAGACTGACCTTGCGGGCGTATTTCCACGTTGGGAAGGGATTGCCCTTGGGAAAGGTCACGAAGCCGGACATGGAAGCCGTGGTATAGACCTGATATCCAAGCGTTCGGTCGATGGCCTCCTGCGTTTTCTGAAAGTCTCGGATCGTCCAGCCCCACACGGAGGCCGGATCGGTGTGCGCGTTGATCGCCACGGAATAGACGAGCGCGTCAAAGTCCAGCACAAGATCGCTTTCCTGCTGCGCGGCAGTATACTGCAGCGCGGCAACGAGCTCCGGGTTATAATTCTCATCCGGTATCTCATAGCAGTTCTGTGCCGCAATAATGCGCCGCACCTCGTCCATCTGCGGCATGCTGAGGCAAAAATCGCCCTGGATGAAAATCGCGTCAAGCACGCCGTTCCGCGTCTGAAACTGGATGGGCAGCATCGCTTCCCCGGTCCTTCGGTCGGAAAACGTCTCGAGCCGCAGCGCTTTTACAAGCACTGCCATAGCCAAATAGAAGAAATTTCCGGCTATGTTCTGCTCCTGCGCGGTTTTATCCAGTTCGTACAGGCACGCGCACCACGAAAGCCGCGCCAGCTTCGGCGGCAGGGAGCTTTGCATCAGCTCAAAGGCGATCCGCGCATTATGGTACAGGGCATAATCGCGCACCGTCAGCGGCCAGAACTCCAGCCCCGCATATTCCACCGGTCGATTCTCTCGTATGGCTTCCGCGTATTTATCTTCGATGCTCATAAAAACTCCTTTGCATCGTCCATAACATTGTCATTCGGCGAACGTCGGGTGTTCGTCCGTTCCGTACCAGTCCACATACTGGTAGAGCTTGTAACCGAGATTGGCGCGTTCATCGTCCACCTTGGTCACGCGGCTCATGAACAGCGGCCCAACGCCGCCGACGTTGACTCCCTCCGTCGCCTCCATAATGGCCTGAAGCATCGCATAGGAGCGGGAGTTCCCCGGCGTTCCGAGATTCGCTTCCTGCGCGTAGTTGGTCATGATGGTGTATATAACCGTCTGTCGGTACACCGCGCGGTTCCGGTCCCGTATCGTCGTGATCTCTCCCAGCGCAATGCGAAGGATGGACTGCGCGTTGTACTGCGACTGGCGCGTAAGATCCTGCGCAAACACGCGGTAGCCGCGCTTTTCATCCGGCGGATTGGCCGGAAGCTCCGGGTCGAACAGTATCGTGCGTATCTGCTCACCCGTGGGAAGCGGCTGGGAGAGCGGCCTTTCGCCGTCCCAGTAGAGCAGCTTCTTCAGCCGAGCCCGCGGGTACCGGTTATCGCTCGGCGGCGTGTAACCGGGGCTCTCCATGTCCATGAGGTACCGCGACAGAAGGTATGGAAGCGTTTCCGCTCCTGCCATGGAGTTTGACGCCAAGACCTTCCAAAACGGGTAGTACGGAGAGTCCGTCGTCGGTTGAACGTTCACCCAGTCATTCTGCTTCATGGGCATCCCCGCCGTTCTTCGCGGCTTCGCGGATCTCGCCGACCGCAGTTTTTATCATGTCCGGCGTGATCTCGCAGAGAACCGCCGCCGCACGATGCAGCGCATCGTTCCGCGCTTCCAGCTCATCGCGGATAGCGCCGAAGATCATGCCTTCAAAGGCTTTATAGTCATAAAGAAGGTCGTATACCGTGTTGGAAACCTTCTTTGTTTTGTCCTTTTTCAAGCGTTCCAGCTGATTGATGACGTGAGATCCAGCCCAATCGTCATACTCCGAAAGCTGCATGAGCAGTCTCACATCCTGCTCTTCGCCGCTCTCTCCGAGCTTTACCCGCTGAATCCGGTAATCTCGGTGCAGATACATTTCCGCCAGAATGCCCATGAGGAACATCTGCCGGAGTTTACGGTTCTCTCGATATACGGGCGCGCCGTTTTCCCCGTCCGCCGGTTCAACGCAGAACGCAGCAACGATGCGGGCGATGCGGTCCTTTGACTCTATGGGAATATAGGTGCTCGCTTTCGCAAGATCCGCTTCGGTAATCGTGATGACAGCCATGCATAACACTCCTTTTCGGCTGGTCTTTTTTACTTGCGGCTTCCGCTTTTGCGTTTGACCGCAGTCTTCACCGCCGGAGCGGTGGAATCTTCTTTGCGCTTCATGCACTCTCCCCAATCGGGAGAAAGCTTGTGGCAGTTCTTTGCCGGACAGAACTCCTGGCAGGAGCAGAGCGCGTGGAAATAGCTTGCCTTATCGCCGAACACGGGCGGCGTCTCCCTGCGGCATAAGATATGTTCGTTGGGCGGGTCAAGATAGGCATATTTGCAGTCCATAACTGATATCCTCCGTTGGTCATGTGGTAAGCGCCGTCTGAGCCGTCACGCTGTATTCTCCGCAGACCGCTGTAATGACCAGCGGGTCGAACGCCGCGGCATACCCGGTGATCTTCCAGATGTTTTCTCCGGCGCTCTCGATGGAGTAAGCGCTTTCCGGCGCACCGGAAACGACGATCTCCACAGCCTCATCCGTTGCCGCTCCGTTCCGGAAGAACGCGGCGGAAAATGTAGCGGAATCGAACGCCCGCAATGTCGCCGGCGGCGGCGTGGTAAACGCCGTGAACGCATTCCCGCTCTTTGCCGCGGTAATGGTAACGTCCGCGCTGATCTCCTGATTCTGCGCCAGACACACCGTAATAACAGCGCTTCCGGCTCTCACCGCCGTCACAAGGCCGCTGTCGTCCACGGTCAGCACGTTTTCGTCGCTGCTGTAGAAGAGATACCGGATAGGATGTTCGTCCGTAGAAACGACGACAGCGCCGTTCCGGACGCTCTGCACCGCAACCGTCTGCGTCGTCCCGACAGGCATTTCCTCTGCTGCCGTCAGCACGGGCTTCCACGAGAACGAGCCGTAGTCCGCGCACTGCTTTTCAATGCTGTCCTGCGGCAGCGGCTCGTTTCGCTCCACGGTGAACGTCAGAAGGTGAACGCTGTCCGCATCATCCGTAAACTCTCTCGTAAAATCGTTCAGACCACGGATGGCATAGGCGCTCTTCCCCATCACGAACCGGGTATTTTCGGTGAACTCGCTGCTGACCTTGTTTCTCTGGCAGATACAGGCGATATAGTTCTTGGCAATAATGCTGTCTTCCGTCACCTGATTCGCGTTGCCGAGCGTGCTGATCTTGGCAAAGCTCATCGGCACGCTGACGATATTGCCGTAGTAATCCAGCCGGTTGATAACGGCGTTGCAGCGGCGAACAATGGCGTGCGCGTAGGTGTTGCCAATGTTTTTCGGCTTGAACACGATCCATGTATTCCCGCCGTATTTCATGTAAGCCCCCTGCGGGATGTGCGAAATTCCCGAAGGAGCGATGATGTATACCCGGTGCCAGTCGTCCGGCATCGTCTCGCCCATGCTGCTCTGCGACGTGGCAGAGGAGCGGATGCGGACAGGGGTGTAGTCGTACCAGTCCGGCGCGGAAAGGCCCTGACACACCGCGTCAAAGCAGTCGGAGGCAAGCGCGCCGTAAGCGGCGGCATAAGCCGTCGTGTCTGTTCCGAAATACTGCTGGTTCAGCCCCTTGTTGAACCTGGATGCGGCACCGGCGGCGGGGCTTGGGGCGTTTCCCAGCATGGCGGCGTTTTTTGCCATGCGCTCAAGATTTGCCATGCTGTAAAGCCCTCCTCACAGGTTGTAGTTTTTAACGGTGTTGAGATACGCCACGTTGGTTTCGTACTCGCGCATTTTCCCGTAGAGCTGTTCGGCAACGAGCCGCTGGCGGCCGGAGTTGGCGTTCGTCTGGCTCGCCTCGCTGATCGTCGTGAAAGACCCGTCGCGGATCTTGCTTTTTCGCTCGATCGCGTCGTTGTCGAATCGCTGTTCCCAGACGAAATAAACAGCGAACGCAAGAATAGATATTTCCGTTGCGTTCAGTTCGTCGCGGAAACTTCCGGATTTATAAAAATCCATCGTGATTTTCGTCCCCACCGCAATGCCCTGCCCGATCGTTACAATGCCCGTCGCGCTGTCGTAGGTGACAGGAAGCGGGTTATACTGCGGGTCTCCGTAAGCATCTTGGGAGACGACCCCGGCAGATACGATGTCATACCCTTTCAGTCCGGTATCGATTTCGGTGGTTCCGGTGGTGGTTTCCTCTGCGGTGTAAACGCCGTCCGTAAACTCCGGCGGCGTATTTTGCGCAAGCCGCACGACCATTTCCGCCGGTCGGTTGAACAGCGGGATAGCCTCGCGCATATACGAAAGCATACGATTGTAGAAGACCGGGAGGCGGTTGCGCATATCCCAAACCAGCGAGATATCGTTTTGTATGTAGGTCATGGCCTGCGTTTCGATTGTTTCCCATGCGGTTCCCATGGCACTGCCTCCCGTAATGATTCATTCCTCGCCCTTGATCTTGCGAAGCCACGCTTCGCCGGCGTCCTGGATGATCGCGTTCAGGTCCTTATTGGCGCCGAGAATCAGTTTAATGGCGGCGTCGCTCATCTTGGACTTGGTAATTTCCAGAAGTTTCTGGTTCAAAAGTGCGATCTGCTCGTCGGTGAGTTTTCCATCCGGTGCAGCGGCCTTCCAGCCGTCAACCAGCGTCTGCTGCAGGGCGGAAACCGTCTGCTGCGCCATTGCGGTAGCTTCGGTCACGGCAGCGGACAGGGCCTGGAACTTCTGCGTTTTGGCAAGCCTCATAGCCGCCCAGGTTCCGAAGAGGCTGAGCAGAATAAGCACGGCCTGCGTCACGATCTGCAGAACGGATTCAACAAGAATTTCCTGCATGTCAAAATCACTCCTTTGTCGTTGAATGTGGAATTTTCAAAGGAAGTTTTCGGACCTTATACATAAGGTCGTCGAAAAAGCCGTTGCCGTTCAGCGCGTCGTGATACACCTTGTGCATCCGCTTGAGATCTTCGTAGTCGCTGCTCAGAATGCTGCCCTCTTCGACGTAGAGGAGACACAGCTCCTTGATCTTGGCTCCGAGAACTTCCCGGAGAGCCGCCATCATGTTCGCCTGAGAGGCTTTCTGCGCGTCCATATCCTTCTGCAGCTTGCGTATATCCTCGCTCTGCGCGGCATTTAAGTCGTGCTTTTCCTCTTCCCGATCTTCTTTCTGTGCTTTACGGTTTCTTCGCTGTTCTGCCAGACGGAAGAGCCCGTTTATGAAAGCAGCGCCGGCCGCGCCGCCGAGAACTCCCACAATGAGAGCGTCTGTCGTCATAGCAATTCCTCCAACTTGTGCGGAGAGCGGCGCGCCGTCTCCGAGGATCACACGGCCCGGCTGTTGAGCTCCTGAATGATGGGAGCAAAGAGCTTCTTGCCGTCAAGCTCTTTGGCGGCTTCGTTCAGCTTTTCCACGCGGCTTCTGTCCACACGGTTATCCCCGCTCTCAAATGCGGAAAGGAAGCGGCGGGCAACAAGCTCGCGGTGCTGCGGGCAAAGCTGACGGAATTTGTTGACCGCCTCAGCCTCACTCAGGCTGAAGAACCAGTCAAACATGCCCTCGTTGCGCACGACCTCGCCTTCGGCGTAATCGCAGTGGTACTGCGCTCTCTGCTCGTCGGTCAGACCGTCCAGAACAATGAACTTGCGCTTTTCCAGCAGGCCCATGTGGAACGGCGTCATAAACTCGCCCTCGAACTCTTCAAGCGTCACGCTGAACACTCGGCCAGAGCCGCTGATAAATCTGCCCTTGGAAATGGGAATCTGGTTTCCGGGGATACAGGTATCCACGTACAGGATCTTCACCATCTGCGCCTGCGGCGTAACGACCTGAACGATCGGAGGCGCGGCTGCTGTCTCTTTGTGGCTTGCCTCTTCCCGGATCTCTTCTTCAGATTCCGCGATGGCATCCGTAATAGCCGTTTTGGATGCTTTGCGCGCTTCAGCGCGGGCTTTCTTTTCTTCCTCTGTCAAAGGGGTACGTCCCATCATAATTTCCTCCTTCTGGACGTTTTAAGAACGCGAGGGGTGGGGTTCCCACCCCTCGCTGCAGAAATCAGGTAACGGAGTTGATGATGCCGATGCGGGAGGCAAATGCCGGGGCAATCTCAAGGGAAGCAAACTGCTCGACCTCGATGTTGCCGGTGGCGATCACGTTGTCGCCCGGAGTCAGGTTCAGCATGCCCTGGCCGCCTTCCTCGAAGCAGCAGATCATCGGGGCATAACGCTCGGTGGCGCGAGCCGCGAGGACGATCATGTCGCTGGGGAATACGTCGGTCATGGTAGTGTTGATGGTCTCCGGCGTAGAGGTAGGGGTAATCTCATAGAGCATCGTCCCATCATGGCTCGTGATGTAGCCATTGCGGAAATACTCATTGCCGAGCTGCATCATGATCGCGCTGGCAAGGCCGGCGTTGTCGGGCAGCACTTTGCGCAGAGCAAGGAAGTTGCCGTAGCCGATGATGTCGGTGCGGCGGACACGGTTGGCTTTCGCCACGTTCTGCACAATCGTCGCCCAGTTCTGGTCGGTGTAACCGGTCGCAGTCAGGGCAGCGGGCACATAAGTGGTGTTAGCTGCAGCCGCGGTGAAAGCAGTAGTGAACTTCTGCATAATCATCGCGCCATAGCCACCGGCGAGAGCCGCCAGCGTGTCTACCATGTTCAGGCCGTTGCCGACCATCTGGTAGTAATTGATACGGCCACGGCACGCCGTGGGAGTCGGGTTCAGGGTGATGGTCTTGTGGTAGAGCTGGCTTTCCGGCACGGAGCGCAGGGAAGTCCAGGTCGCGTCCTCCCATTTGAAGACCTCGTTGGAGGTAATAGCCGCCGTGAACGTCTGACCCTTGGGCGTGGTGACGGTGCTTACCATGTCGCCGACGAGTTCGTTGACAACGTAAGGAGTGGTGGTGTACAGCACTTCATTCATCACGTCACTCAGAAGCTGGAGATACATGGGGTTAGCCGCGAGGCGAGGATTGGCGAACGTCGCCTTTTCGTCACGGTTGGTGCGCACGCCGTTGAAGTCGTTGACCTTCTTGGCGCAGAAGTGGAGAACATCATCCGTCCACTTGCGGGCGTACTTCTCATAATCCGACGCGTTCTTGAAAGAACTGCCGAAGTCGATAGTCGGGCGCTCCGCCTTGGAAAGAGCCTTGTTCTTTGCGAAACCAACGGATTCAAGAACAAGCGCTTTGCCTTCCGCGACAAGCACTTCTCTTGCGTCAGAGCTCACCTTGCTGCTGTTCAGCAGGGCGAGACCGGAATTAAGTTTCAGAGACTCCATTTCTCGTTATCCCCCTCTCTCAAATGTTGCGGCAAAGGACGTTGTAACGGTTGAAAGGAACCGTATTGCCCTCGGTGAACTTGTCAATGCCGAGAGCCGCGTCCAGCTCGAAATAGATTCCGCTGCCGGCGGCAGGGGCGGCATTGGTGCCGACCAGAAGACCGTTGGCAATGGTCGCGTACTTATTGTCGGCGGACATAACCGTGGAGAAGTTGCCGTCGCCAAAAGCATAGGTCTCGCCGGGGATGGCCTTGGTGTAGGTCGCGAGACGACCGGCAGGAGCGCCGAGACCGAGGGTGTTGACGCCCTCAGCGTAAAGCTGCGTGCCGATCACGCCGCGCTGCACATCGCCGGGGTTGCAGATGTAAATATCGCCCTTGCCGTCGGCGGCAAGAGTCATCTTGTATCCGCCGTTCGGCAGATGATCGCCCTTGACGCAGAACATGCCGGCGCTGCAATCCGCAGGCGTCCAGGTCGTGCTAACCATAGCGCCGAACTGACCGGCAACGTTCTGCAGATCGTTATACCGGTTGTTCCACATGCGGGGCTCAAAAGCGGTTTTAGCCGTGAAACTCATTTTTCATTCACTCCTTTTCTTGTGTCAGATGCCGGCCCGCATCTTTTCGCCGATGGTATGCGGTTCGTCGGCCTTGCTGTTCGACTTCATGCCCCACTGGAAGTAGGACTTGTCAGCCTTGCGGTCCTCTTCGTCCATGCGCATCTGCTCATCCATGCAGAGGCCTTTGACGGCGGCGCGGATCGCCTTGTCACCCGTCCAGTTGCCGTCGGCATCTTCGTTCTCGGTGAACTCGTTGTTGTTGATCTTCTCCATGAGGTCCTTGCAGAGTTCGTCGCTGAAGCGCCGGTCTTCGGAACGGTTCTGGTTGATGCGGGCGAGTTCGTCGCTGCAAGCGCTCTTGGCAGCTTCCAGACGGCGGGATTTCTCGCGGGTAACAGCAGTAGAAAGGGACTTTTCCACGGCTTCCAGCCGGTCCTTCGTCTCTTTCAGTTCTTTCTCCGCCGCATTGCAGCGATTCATGGCAACGGACAGAGCAGACTCAAAATCCGTCTGAACGTTGTCGTCGCCGGCAGAGAAAGTAACAGTAGCGGATGCCTGGCGGATCCGTTCGGGGATCACGCTGCCCATGTCGCTGTCCTCGGAAACGTAAAGGTGCGGATCGCCGCTCTCGCTGAGCAGCGCAATGACCTTCGTATCCTCAGAAGCGCCGATGCAGGTGAAGCCGTTGAACTTCGCCGTCAGATCATCCAGACGCTTTTTGGAAAGCATATTTACTCTCACTCCTTGTTTCTCAGGTTTATTGGTTCCGTGCGGGGCGTCATCCAGCGACGCAGCCTTCAGAATTTCCCGTCTTTCGCTGCTCGCTCTCATTGCGGCAAGCGCTTGGATGTTCGCGCCCGGCACGGCGGGGCGTACTCCATTGCCGAGAATGGTGATACCGAGAATCAGATATTCTTCCTCGACATCCACACCGTTTTCGCGGTGTTCCTTCGTCACAAGGGTCTCTACAGACACGTCAAGGCCGCCGCCCTGTCCGGCGATCTTGTCAACAAGCTCCTTGCTGTACCATGCCCACAGATAACCCGTAACAACTACCCAGTCGGTGCCGCCGTCCCGCTCAATGCGGCGTGGCGCGTTCTTCGGCACCCATCCAACGATCCGTTCCGCGTCCGGCGCGGTGAACGAAACGTATTCTTTTCCGGTGGCGGGGTCTACTTTTGTGTCGTAATTATGCCCGTCTCCGATCGTCCCGTCCTGCAGATATGCCGTCAGGAGCGGGATATCCTCAAATTCGCTCAGATGCGAATCAAGATTGATATATTTCCAACCGTTCCGGTTGACCTCGTTGTTCAGCGCCCAAACTTCCACGCGGAACAGTTTCCGGTTTACTGCCTCAAGGATTTTCAGCTTGCCGGAAAAGCTCAGGTTCTTCCCGTCGTCGCCGTTCGGTTTGTATCGATTTTTTGCCATGCGGTTTTCCCTCCCGCTTACTGCTTCTGCGGCGCTTTCAGGATGTTCACGAACCAGCTGTCGTAAGAGGTCGTGCTGCCGTCGCCGTTTTCTGCCATGGTGTTTGCTTCTACGAGCCACTGCCGATCCTGAAAGTTTTCCATCTGTACGTTTTCGGCATAGCGTGCCAGCGGCTCATAATTGGCCGTATCGCATACTTCCACGATGCCGGACAGCGCATCATTTACTTCATCGAGAAGACCGATGCACATGTCGAACGTACCGGAGAGCCCCGGATACTCCATATCGAGCTCCGGAATGGGCGGGTAGCTCAGCGGCAGTCCCAGCTTTGCCATAATGTCCTTCAGCTCGTCGATGTACTCCGGCTGTTTGTGCTCCAGCGCGTGGATGGCCGCCGTAACGCCGGTGTAGCCCTGATACCACGTCTGCTCTTTGAGCGCGGCAAACCACCACATCGCCTTGCCCATTGCCGCCATAGCGCGGCGCATTGGCTCATAGAGCCCCGCATACCGTTCGTTCCGGTATGCCCCTCTGAACTCTCGCATCTCGCTCACCTCACTCCAAAGCGCGCCTCAGCTCATCAAGGAGCCGTGCGTCGATTTTCACTTTCTCCGTGACTTCCCCGTTGATGGAGCCGTCTTCCGCCGGTCGTCCGCCCGGGTTCAGGTCTTTTTTTGCCTGCGGCGGCAGCCCTGACGTGTCCTGCTTGGCGCTGTAGGACGTGACAAGCGGTTTGCGCTTATCAAGGATCCCGCTCTCCGAAACGAAATCGGAGATCGCCATGTCATCCAGCAGCGAGTGCCCCATCAGCGCGTCATATTTCAGCGTTTCCGGAAGAATGCCGAGCGTGGCCCCCTGTCGGGCGCTCTCGATCTCTTCTTTCCGCGAGAAGATGTCGCCGAACATGCGGAACTTGAACGGGCATTTGAACCGCTGCTGCTCAAAGACCCAGTTCATCATCCGCTCGATCGCCCAGTAGATGAGCATCGGATACCGCGCCTGGATCTGCGCGGAGAGCTGTGCCACGCCGACCTTCGGGTCGTTCGTCGTAGGAATAAGCGCCGTAAGACCGGCTTTCAGGATCTGGTCGTTGAGCGCCGTGGACGTGATATTCGTGTTGGAAACCGTGTCCGAAAGTGTCTGCAGCTTCAAATCATCCGCCGGCGCGAGATACAGTCCGATGCCGGACGTATTGGTCGCCTGAAGCATCTGGTACCAATACGCCTCGAAGAGCCGTCTCGTCTTTTCCGATACGCGAACCGGGTCGGCATTGGAAGACCCTTTCGGGTCGTAAGTCTCCAGGCTGCCGGTCAAAACGCTCGTCAGCGGGTTCAGGATGACTTCCATCTGCGCCGCTTCGTAGTTCGGTATCTGCGTCATGGACACCATCATGCCGGTCGTCGGCGGCGCCATGAGCGCGTTTCGGTCTACGATCTCAAACGAGAAGACCTTATCGGCGGGGAGAATGACCCAGTAGAACCACTTATTCCCGGCATACTGCCATTCCGGCGCACCGGGCAGTTCGTTCATTTTCGCGGTTTCAAATTTGTTCGTGTCGATTCGGTAATTCTGAGACCGGCGCTCCTGCGAAGAGTACACATATTTGCCTTCCGTCTGCACCACGGAGTAGAACGACTGCATATAAGGCCGGAACAGATCGCCGAACTGCCGCCAGTCGTTTCCCGGCTGCACGAAGTACATCAGGTTGAATGCGATCGTGTACTTCCCCGGTCCGTTGTTCCAGCCGACAATTTTGATGTAATCTTCCGGGAGCTGCTGGAGAAAGGCGTAATTCACCTTCCCGTGGCTCTTGTCCATGGAAATGCGCGGCGTGTAAAACACCTTGCCGTACTGCGCACACAGACCCACGATCTCATGGGCTTTCGCCTTGATATTCATGGTTTCCGCGAGCTTGATCGCCATGGCATACTCGCGCAACTGCGTCGCCTTGTCCGGCTTTTCCGGCGTATATCCCGGATATACATACCAATCGTAGGTCAATACGTCCTGATATGTCTGGAGAATCAGGTCATAGGTCTTGGTGCTGGACGCAAGCGCGGCGGACACCTGGCGGAGCGCCTGTTCGTTTCCCTCCGGAGCCGCCACCATCTGCTCGATGTCGTCTTTGCTGAAATTGGCGGGCAGCGAATTGACGCTTTTGACGCGCTTGTTCTGGATATATGGCCAGTTGAGCATATACCCCATGCCGCCCGCGCCCATAAATGCCTGATACACGCTGTCCATCGGCAGAGCCTGGTATTCCCGCCCGAGAGACGCCATATATCGCGCGAAATAGTCCTGCGGCATTTCCTGTGCAGTTTTGTTATTCGTCTCTTGCGGCATTGGCTATCTCCTTCGCCTGCTCTTTCAGCAGCTCCTCAAAGCGTGAAAAGAACGCCTTCTGCTGCTCAATGAGCTGCGCGTGATATTTCTTTTCCTGCTCCTGCCGGATTCGGTTGGACATTTCAAAGATCCACTCCCAATCATCCGTGCCGAGCAGGCGCAGGTCGTCTTCTCCCACTTCCATAGCGCCCTCCGGCGCCTCCTCCGCGATCACAAGGCAGTGATCCCGATTGGCAAACGCCATATCGTACTGCGCGAGCCGGTCAATATTCTCATTGGTCGGGAGCATACAGTAGAGGGCGTAATGCTCAATCGTCATGGGCGCATGCACATCCTTCCGAGCCGGTGTATGGCTCGCGGCTTAACCTGTATCGTGGTGGAGAGCCGGTCGGCCTGCATCGCGTCGTAAGCGTCTGCATAGTCGTTTTTCCGGCGGTTCAGAAAATAGAGCTCTTCTTTTTCCATGCGCTGCGCAAACCGCGCCGCGTACAGTGTTGCGGACCACATATCCTTGGGGATTCGTTCCACAATGGGTGCTTCGATGTAGCCTGTGGAAACATATTTTTTCCGAAGGTTTGCCACCTGCCGGCAAAGCTCGCGGGTCTTGAGATACGGAAACTGGATCTTGGCGTTTTCCAAATCGTCTTTTATCCCGTGCTTCAGCTTGTAGGCCGTCATGCCCTCGTCGAGATTGGCGGTAAGCAGTTGGAAGTTCCCGTTTTCAAACTCGCGCTCTATGTAATCCAGCATTTCGCTGTTCGGGTCTCGTCCGGAGTTTCCGGTAGCCTGTATCGGGTAGATACACGGAACCGCTCCTTCGCGCTCCAGCGCGTTGTACGGTTCCTCATGCGTTGTGGTGCAAAGCGGCGGCAGACCGTCGCCCAGATCCTCGTGGAGGGCTTCTACGACGCTCTGGCCATACTGCCGTGCGTCGATAACAACGTAGGTCGCAAGTCCGCCGTCAATGCTGTAATCCGCCCAGCGGCGCTTGATGATGGCTGCGTGGGCTTTCGCCGTTTTTGGCGGCGCCATGTCCATAACGTAAACAAGCTGCTTTCGGTAGTGGTCCCATTTGCCCGTGTCGAAATGCCTGGTGCATTTAATGACCGACATAGCCGTCAGCGCGTTGCCGGAGGCGTCGCGGGAAGAAACGTCGTAGCCGATGATATACATTGCATCCGGTTCGCCCGAGTGCTTGTCCTCCATGACCTTGACCTTCCGGGACGCCGCAAGAACGCTGTCTTTGATAATGGGGTTCTCCGAAGCGCCCGTGCAGTGCGTTTCGCACTCTCGCATGAACTGCTCGGAGCTGAGCTTCTTCCGCAGCATGTTGTAGTAGTTGAACGACTTCATTCGGCAGAGCACGGGGACTTGCCACGGAATGAACAGCGCGTAAGCGCTTTTCCCGTCCATCATGCTTCGGCGCATATCCTCGCACGCCATAAAGGCTTCGTTCTCTTTGCGGCTTGCAGAGGTTATGTAGTGGATCTGGTTATCTATGTGCGTCGGGTCCGGAGCTCCGTTCACCATGTACTGCAGTCGGTTCGTGCCAAGTACAATCTGGTTGAAGTCGGTGAAGTTGAACGGGTTCTTGTCTTCCTGTCCGGCCTCTTCGGCGACAACGCCGGATGTATCAATGCCTCGCGGGATGTCCATAATGAACTTGGAGCCGGCGGGCGTTGTAAGGCGGAATGTGGTCTTCGCGTCGTTGCTCCGGATCCAGTGCGCCGCCAGAAGCGGGTAATTCCGTTCATAGCTGGCAAACGCCTTGGACGCCAGCGGCGCAGCCTGTACGCTTACCGGAGCGTAGTATCCGGTGATCTCTCCCGGCCACAGAATGCCCTTGTTGCATTTGTCAGAGATAATGCAGGAGGTTTTGCCGTAGCCTCGGCTCGCATAAGTGAAAGTCTCAATATATCGCGCCATGTAGCGCTTGGTAACTCGCCCCATAAGCGAATTTGTGTAATCCGGTCTGTCGGAAACGCAAATATCCTCCATGATGTCGGGATACCAGCGGAAAAATGAAATCAGAAGCGCCCACTCTTTGGTTGCGAACTGTGAGTAATCAACACCGGCCCGCGTGGGCTTCCGAACAAATCCTCCGGCGCGCCGGCTTTGTGTGTAATCCTGTCTGGACATCAGCTGTTATCCTTTTGCGGCATATCCAGAGGCACGATGCCGAGATCTCGGTATATTTGCTGCCCCTTTTCATCGTTTTCCGCGGCGAACTCGCCCAGCGGATCCTCGATAGCATAGGCATCCGGCAGACGGTCAACCTCTTCCTGTCCCTCATTCCATGCGGTGCAGTTTCGGATGGCAAGAAGCATCTGGTCGGCGGCATCGCGCCAATAGGGATACGGCGCGTGAAATGTCTTTGTGGCGAGCTCTTTGCAAAGCTCGTCGTAATCCATGATGTGAAGCCCGGCTCTCTCAACAGCCTGCACAATGTCGTCCAGTCTCACGCGGTCCTGCGGAAGCTCGTCTTTTTTCCGAAGCTGTTCGCCCTCTTTTTCCGCCTTGATGAGATCGCCGATCTTTTTGGCGCTGTCGTAGTCCTGCTTGTCAAAGCAGCGTTCCTGCACCAGCGTCCATTTGCAAATGCGGACGATAGCCGCCTCCGCCTGCTCCGATACATAGGCTCGGTCTGCCGTCAGCGCATCATAGTTTTTGTCCATAGCCTCGTAATCGGCTTGTGTATAGGGCTCTTCGGTCGGCCCGTCCCCCCAGCGGTCTTTTCGCTGACGTTCCAAGGAGCGGTAATCTTCGGCAGAAAGCATGTCGTCGGAAACCTGAAGCGTCATCTTTTCGCCGTCAAAGGCTTTCCGAATGTCCGTTATTCCGTCCGCAGCTGCGGCTTCCGTGTGCCCGGCGCGCTGCCATGCGCGAAGCGCCAGCAAATACCCTCTCCACGTCCCGCATCTTCCCTTGGCAAATTTCCCTGCGTCCGCCGCTACCTCCGGCAAGTAGGGAACGTTGAAAAACAAACAGGCGAGGAAAACAGCCATCTTGTACCCGACGCCCGGCAGGGCGACCAAATACGAGTAGATTTTCTGTTGGCATCGCTCACAGAACGGGAGCGGCGTATCCGGCCGCACTCTTTCCGGCATTGTCTGCGTCGGAGCGAACTCTTCTCCGCATATCGCGCACCTCGCCGTGTTCGCCGTTTGCACACGCTTCTCCCCTTTCGTTTTTCGCACATGAAAGTAATATGCGGCAGCCCCTGTTTTATAAACAAAAAGCTGCCGCGATTTATAAATTTTTTCTTTTTTTCGGGCGGTTTATGTCTCACGGATGGCAATCCCGTAAAAATACCGCATGAGCTTGCGTTTCAGCCGGTACACATCGGTGCGAAAGCCCTTGGAGTCCTCGACGATCTTCACGCCGTTTTCCGTGTAAACGAAGTCCGCTATGTAAGCCGCTTCTTTTTCGAGCACCTTACCGGGCGTAATTCCGCCCTTTGGCCCGATCACATCCGGCTCGCGTTGGGTTGGAACAAGGACAAACTTCACTTGCGTCCGCAGATCGGAGATTTCGCCGCGCTGCTCCATGGCGTAGAGTTCCGCCCAGCGGCGTGCTTCTTTCTTGCTGTCAAACTTCATCTCGCCGATCGCGCACTTCTCGGCGTGGTATTTCCCGCCTTTGCTTTTTGGCTTTGGTTCGGGAGAAGCAGCCTCCGCCTGCTTTGCCCGTTCCTTCGCCATTTTCGCTTCGTACAGCGCCTTCATGCCGCGCGGCATATCTTCCGGCGTCTCGAAGGAAAGGCTGCTCATTCTGCTACCTGCTCAAACGGCGTAGGTTCATGCGCCTCCGAAAATCCGCCGCCGTCTGATCTGTCCAGAATCCGTGCGTTCCACCCCACAAAGTCCATGGAAACAGACCCAACCATGCCGTGGCGGTTTTTGGCCACGATAAACTCCATTTCCTGACTCTCCCAAGGCTGCGGTCTTCTGTCGGGTTCCCAGTAAAGCGCCGGTCGGTGGAGAAATATCACGGCATCGCTGTCCTCTTCGATGGCGCCGGAGTTGCGCAAATCGGAAAGGTTCGGTTTTTTGTCCTGCCGATTCTCATTTTGCCGGTTGAGCTGGCAAAGCGACAGGATAGGGATCTGCAGGGATTGCGCCAGCCGTTTCAGCTGGTGTGACGTTTCCGTCGTTTTCTCGTACAGAGACCCGGATATGCTTGGGCGGATAAGCCCCATGTGGTCTATGACGAGGAGCCCCACGTCCCCCATGGAGCGGACGTGGGCTTCGATGTCATCCATCGACGCCGGGCGGTCGTTTATGACGAGATTTCTTTGCTGCAGAACAGTCATGGCCCGCGTGATATCCGTCCAGTACTGCTTTTGCGTCGTGGAGATCCCGCGCATGATGTCTCCGTAGTTCAGCCCTGTCATTCGTGCAACACGGCGAGCCCAAAGCTGGTTTCGGCTCATTTCGAGACTTTCGTAGACGACTTTTTTGCCGGTAGCGGCAACGGTATCCGCAATGGCAAACCCTACGACCGTCTTGCCTACACCAGGACGCGCCGCCAGCGTGATAACGCCGGATTCAACCAAGCCGCCGCCGAGGATCGCATCGAGCCTGGCGAGACCGGTAGGTGAAAAGAGAGACTTCTTTCCTTCCGCTACGTCGGAAATCAACTGCAGGAAGCCGGTCGCGTCCTCCGCCGGTGTCGGAAGCGTCCGCCGCTGCCCGGCAACCAGCTGCTGCAGCTCGGCAATGGCATCCGTCGGCGCAAGTGTTCCGCTCATCATCTTGCCGCCGATCGCTTCGGACGCGCGCTCCATCGCCCTTGAGTGGATGATCTCCGCAAGCTTGGCAACGTTCGCCGTTGTGACGTACAGCCGCATCGCCGCTCGCATCGTCTCCGACGAGATCTCCGTGCCGTCCGCTCTGGCTCGCTCCTGGATCGTCACAGCGTCTACGGCGGCCTTTTCGTCGAGAAGGGCGCAGGCGGCAGAATACGCCGCCCGGATATGCTCCTGCGCTATGTCCCCGGCTTGCAGGATATCCCTCGCCGTCCCGACCGTCTCGGCAGGGCTGACCAGGATACAGCCGAACAGAGATTCCTCAGCGAGAACCGCATCGTTCATTGTCATGTCGTTCACCACCAGTGATTTTCATCGTGCTCGGGGTCGTACCCTGGCAATTCGTAGTAGGGAACGTATTTGCCGCTCCCGGCAGGGTATTCCTGCATGTATCCCGGAATCATCCAGTAAGGGACGTACTTCCCGCTGTTTTTCGGGTGCTCCCGAAGCTCGCTGGTAGACAGGCTGCGCAAACCGGCGCTGTAGTCCTGCGGAGCAAACTTGGACTTCCTCCACGCGATCTCTGGGTCAGGGCGTTTAACGGATGCGTGTTCGGCTTCCAGCTTCGGCTGCTGCGCCTTGGCGGGAAGTTTGGCGAGCTTATCCCAGATAATGCCCTGGTAGTTGTTTGCCTTGCATTCGTCGATAAGGTCTATGACCGCATCGTCGCCGTACTTCTCGGCGTTTTTCTTCGCCTGTGTCAGCAAAGACTTGAAGCCGGTGGGGACGTATTTCTCTTTCCGTTCCGCCTTGTATTCGAGCCAGCCGCGCAGAGCCTCTTTCAAAGGCGATGCGAGGGTGGATTCGTCGAGAATGGGGAGCAAAATAGGGAACATTTCCGTGCCCTTGGGGGCTCTCTTTTTCCCCTTTTCTTTTATATCCCCGTAGGGGATATTTTCTTTTAGGTCTTTTTCTACGGGGTATGTATCACTAAGTTCTTGAGAAATACTGAGTTGGTTGTTATCGGTAGGTCTCAGGACGGAAGTTATCTCTTGAGACTTACTTGGTTGGTTGTTATTGCTTGGTTCAAGGGTTCTAACTGAGTTAGTGCAGATATTAGCCCCGCCGGTTTTGGTTGAAAAAGTGTCTCCATTTTGAGACGCTTTTAGAAAAGTGTCTCCGTTTAGAAACGCTTTTTCAGTGAAAAGTGTCTCCATTCCGAGACGCTTCATAAAAGTGTCTCCAATCTGATACACTTTTTTTGCAAAGAATTTGCAGTCGTTTTCTGCTAATCCCAAAACGCTTGGGGCGCTGTCAAGCCATTCCTCACACTCGCTGCGGGCGATTTCAGCAGCAGAAAATTCCTCGTTTTTCAAGAACGAAGCGTCTGAATAATTCGCGGACGGTGCTTCGTCGTAATACAAATAAGTGAAGCTTTCTCCAAGCCGGTAATACGCTCGCTGCCCACGCATTGAATTGTTTTTTGTAAGATATCCCGCGTCAGACAGCCTCGCAATACGCTTATACATTTCGGCTTTTGAAATGCGCAAAAACGGGAGGTCTTCACTCATTTGGTCGTAGCTGATAGAAAAAAACTCATGTTCCCCAATCACCTTTTTAGGGAATTTGAACCGCAAATCAGCTATCCAGCGCAAAAGAAACAGATCGTTCCCATCGATTTTTATTCCGGTTTTTTGCTCAACTTTCATGAGCCCGCTCTGCAAAAACCCGCTAATGACAGAAAGCATAATTTCTCTCGCCCTTTCCTTTTGTTGACCCGTGCCTGGTTTACACCCTATATGGCAAGCAGCGGCGCGTTTTGCAACCGCTGTTAAAACTTTTTTGGCGAAGAAGCGCCCTGAAATAGGGCGCTCTCTTCCTGCCCTGCGCGTCAGTGCATTACGGAAATGAAATCGCAGGTGAGCTGGTAGATATCGGCATTCTCTTTGTGGCTGCGGTACTCGTCTTTGACGAGATAGCCCGCGCAAAGAACCGTGTCTCCGCGCTCCAGATTCTGAGCGAAATCGGCGACTTCACCCCATGCCGAGCAGTTGATGTAAACACCTTTTCGGCGTCCGCCGTCTTCGCCCGGCAGCGAGTCGTACTGCAGAGAAAAGTTGGAAACACGGCGATTGTTGCCCAGCTCTTTGAAAGTTGCGTCCTTGCCCGACACACGGCCCCAGAAGACCGCCGTAGTGCCTTTTACGATGGGTGTCATAGATTATCCCTCCTGCGCGAAAAAGCTCGCTTCTACGTCGTCCTGAGCGCCGCCGGTGATCTCTCCGGTTTCAGGATCGACGTCTACGATCTTGGAAGTGTCGATTGGCGCCGTGGGGACTTCTTCATATCCAAGTTCATCGGGAACGTACATTCCTCCCACATCGCCGGGAAAGGCTTCTCGAAGCGCCGCCACAAGCGCACATTTGCGAATCATAAGACCGGGGCTGGTAGCCCACTTCGCCTGCGGCTGTCCATCTCTTCCGTACTGGCAGCGCTCCTTAAACCCGATACGGACACCGATGGGGTTGATGTACCCGGAAACGTACACATCCGCCCAGCCGCCGACAAGCTCTTCGCCGTCGAGAATGATTTCGCCCAGCCGTTCCTCAATTTCGCCTTTGCTGTTGATTACAACCACGCCGGCTTTCTGTCCCTGGTAGCGGGGGTTAGCTTCTGCGCGCTTTGTAAAAGCGTCTTTGGATGTAAGGTGCTGCGGAGGCGAAGACCCGTATTTAACGAGATAGCACTCCTTTTTCCACGGGTCGAGACCGACGTGGGAGCACCATGCGTTAAACATAAATGCCTCTGCGGGAGTCGCCGTCGGGCAGAAGTATTTCTGCGTCATGGCGATAGAAAGTTCTACGTCAGCCCCGGTTGAGCCTTTGTACTTGACGATCTTGTCCTCAACGGTTTTTGCCGGTGCCAACCCCTGCTGAGTTGGAACCGGGCGAGAAGAAGTGGTGGAAGTTTTCATCTGGTAGCCTCCTGTTGAATATTATTTGACATATTAACTGCGTCCTCTGGTGTAAATCCGCGGTAGAAAACGCGATGGTAGAGCGTTGCATAAGGCATTCCAAAATACGAAGCCCAGTCAGCTACCGTTCGTTTTTCACCGTTGATTTCCAGAAAACGGTTAGTCCTCTTATTGTTTGCTTGGATCCTCGCATCCACAAAGCGGCAGTTGCTTGGTTCATAGTTCCCGTTTACATCAATACGATCAAGCGTACATGCCCCTGACGGTGCCGTGTCATCGTATCCGTTTTCATAGGCCCATTTGTAGAAAGCGGGAAAGCTATGATCCCATTCATCGCAAACCTTGATTCCGCGAGCGCCATAATGCTTATAGCCTGCGCTTTTCTTATCACGGCAACGGACGCGCATATCTCTCCAGACGGCCCACAGCCTGCAAGAGGATAGACCATGCGTTCGGCGGTTTTCTGGATGCTCTTTGTGCCATTTTTTCATTCGTTCCGACTGTATGTGGTGCGCTACGCATCCACAACTGGAAACGCTTCCATGCCGGAGATTTCCGGGGTTTGCCTCGGTATAATTGCCGCAATCGCATTTGCAAACCCAATAATATTCTCCTTTGGCATTGACCCTTTCGGAACGCTTTATTGCAACGAGTTTTCCAAAGCGTTGACCGGTTATGTCGATTCTGTGATTTGGCACAAAAACGCCTCCTTAAATTTTTCGGTATTCGATATGGTTCTGTGTGAAAAACGACTTTAGCGCGTGCGCCTGTTCCATCGTCACATCGACGGCGAACTCCAAATGATAGAGCTTCGGCTTCGGCGGCTCCTCGTATCCGACGGGAACGACGGGAGGCGGCGCAAAAGCGGCAGGAGGCTCCACAGGCGCGTCTGGCTCATCCTGAGCGACTTTTGGCTCGTCGAAGTGTTCCTGCACTGCCGCCGCCTTGCGCGCTTCTTCGGCGGCTTTGCGGGCTTTCAGCGCGTTTTCCTTCTGGATGGCATCACGGACGTTATGCGTTGCGGCATATTCATCAAGAAGCGCCTCTTCCCATTCGCTGTTCAGAGACCGGATCGTATCCAGATCCTCGCGCACCTGCCGGAGAATGGTGACGATCTCTTCGGCTGCCGCCTTTTCGCTTGCGGACGCATTGCCCCATTTGGGGGATACGATGCTATCCCAAGTCACATAATCCGTGATGCCGACGGCGTTCTCGTCGAACACGGTTTTCAGCCGGGCGAGTTTTTCCTCGCGCTTGGCGTTTTCCATGTTCTTTATCTGAACATCCAGATTTGTGACGCTCTTCTGGCAAAGGTCGTAGAGCTCTTTGCTCTCGCCCTCAAAGGTCGTGAATGGCGCAAGCCACGCCTTCTTCACGCTGATCTTCTGCTGGTTTATGCTGTCCGCAACTTTGCGGATGTTTGCCCGGAGCGTTTTGGCTGAGGCGATGCTTTCCTCAGTGACGATCATGCTCTCGTAGGGCGCAAGCTCCTGCGTAAGCCACTCTTTGACCTCTGCGAAGTTGGTGCAGATATGCAGCTCGCTCGCAACAGTCAGCGCGTCGTTTGTGACGCCGTATTCGATCATGTCAGCCATAGCGCGCCTCCGTCAAAACAGCGTGTCCATGTCCGCTTCTGCCATCGGATAAAGCTCCGTGACCTCTGTGAGACAATGGAGATATTCCGGATCGATCTCCACTGCGGGAACGTCCGTTCTCGTTACGAGAAGCGGCGAATTTCCGCGCGGTGTCGGAATTGCAACCACGGAGCCGACGCGCACGGGCAGGTCCGTGCGGTAGTAATACTCCTTGCCTCCGAAACCGTTCTTCTTTTTGAACTGGCCTGCGATGTTAATGGCAAATACCCCCAATCATATTTTCAGCACAGCCGGAGGCATCGTCCCCGCCTGTACCCGTTTCCAGAATGCTTCTTCTTTATCCAGAAGCCACGCCATATCGTCGGCGCAGCTTTCTGCCGTGAAATAATAGGTGCGCAGCGAGGAAGAGCCGTCCAGCCCTGTCAGAAGCGCGAAAAGGAACGCGAAAGAATATCCCGTGGCAAGGAACTGGTGGCAAATCTGCGTGTAATAGTGCGTTGGGATCCTGTCGCGCCATTCCGCCCAATCCTCTTTGGAACTGCACTGCGCAGTTTTGATTTCCAAAACGCCGTGTTCGCCGGTTTCGGTAATCAGCTCGCCGTCCAGCGTGGCCGTAAGCCACGGGCGTTCCTCCTGATACAGAATGTCGAACGGGTGATATTCCAGCTGGTATTCCGGGTGTTCCGCTAAAAAAAGCCCGCGCAAATGGGGCTCTGCGCGGACGCCAAAGGAAACTGCTGCGTTGCCGGATAAATCTTTAGCTTTTTTTCGGCCGGTTTTTATCTCCCAAAGGCCGAGCGGTGTCTGCCACTTGCTCAGGCCGCACACAGCGGCGGCGTCCGAAGCGCCAAGTCCAACGCGGCCGGCAAGCCAGGTCTCACGATCTTCAAAATGCAAATACTGAAGCATGCTTCCTCCGATTATTCTGTTACAGTCTCCTCCTTACGGGAGTTGCACCCGCATCTTCCGTTCCGTCTCGCCTTTTGCGTAACGCGACAAAGAACATCCCGCCCGCTCGAACGGCGTTTTACTGTTAAACTATCGGAGGATATAAATACCCTACCGCCATTCCAGACCGGAGCGCCGAAGCGAGCTGCTTCTTACGGGCTGCAGCTTATAGCAAAAAGGGAGAAGGACCCGCACCAAAAGGACGTGAAACCATGCGGCTGGCTGTATAGCGGTTTTAACCTCAGCAGTTCAGGAGGTATACAAAAGAGCCGGCAGGTGAAAGTTGACACTCCCCATGCCTAAAGGCAGGGGATTCTCGGTTCGCTGACCGTAGCCTGCACCGTGCGAGGTCTTACATGGTCTCCCCGAGCGTATAGGTTTGGGCGCGTCCCGCCCTACCGTAGGTATTACTTACGTCAGCAGGCGCAATCCTTCGCTTAGAATGTTTCTTGCAGCGTTGATGTCCCGGTCGTGTTGGGCACCGCATACGGGGCAAGTCCAACTGCGGACAGATAGGTTTTTTGTTCCGCTCCATTGAGTGCCGCATTCAGAGCAAAGCTGGCTGGATGGATAGAATCTGTCAATCACCACAATCTTTTTCCCGTACCATTCTGCCTTATATTCCAGTTGTCTGCGGAACTCACCCCATGAAGCATCGCTGATAGATTTTGCCAGTTTGTGATTCTTCACCATGTTTCTCGGCGTTAGATCCTCAATGCAGATCACATCATTCTGCCGTACAAATTCCGTCGATAGCTTTTGAAGCGCGTCCTGCCGCTGATTGAAAATATGCTCATGCATCCGGGCGACTTTGATTCTTGCCTTTTCGTTCCGGTTGCTCCCCTTTGTTTTTCGGGAGAGCTGCCGTTGTAATTTGGCAAGTTTCTTTTCGCTCTTTGTAAGGAATTTGGGATTGGGGTACTCTTCGCCATCTGAGGTAACAGCAAAGGATTTCAGCCCCATGTCGATGCCGACCGCCGCCCCGGTAGAGGGCAGTGGCTCCATCTCCACATCGGTGCAACACAGGGCGACGAAGTATTTGCCACTTGGGGTCTGGCTAACGGTTGCGGACAGAATCCGTCCCTCTACAGGCTTGCTGATCCGGCATTTTACCCTACCCAGCTTGGGGAGCTGTACAGCACCGTCTAACACTTTGATGTTGCTTCCAACGCACTTGCTCTTATAGCTTTGCCGGTGGTTTCGCTTGCTTTTGAATTTTGGGTATCCGGACTTCTCACCCTTTTTGACCCGCCGAAAGAAGTTCTGATAGGCTGTATCCAAATCCTGTAGAGAGGATTGCAGAGCAGTTGCGTCAACTTCCCGCAGCCAGATGGTTTCTTCCTGTTTCTTCAGAGATGTCAGGCCTTTGTCTTGCGTGAATCGTGTGGGAGCTCTTCCTGTTTCTCTGTACTGCTCCATTCGTTCAGCAAGAAAATGGTTGTATACGAAACGAACACAGCCGAACGTACATTGTATTAAAGTTTCCTGTTCCGCGTTCGGATATATCCGAAATTTATATGCACGTTCCATAGTGAACCCCACTGAATCTGCGTTTTAATTGTTCTTGGGCCGTCATATGTATTCCGTCTTTCTCGGCCGTCCCGGCTTCGCTTTTCCGGCGGTAGCGAGGCAGTTGCAGCATTCGGTGCTCGCATAGGGGCAGTGGTGAAGGCAGAAGTCGATATAATCCGGCTTGTCTTCGTCTGCATATTGGATGGCGAAGCCACCGTTCGGGGCATGTCTGCGAAGCACTGGGACATGAACATACGTTGCTTTCAGAATAGCGAGAGCCGCCGCTTTTGCCGTCAATTCCGCCAATTCGTAAGTGTTCATCTTATCCGCCTATCCGCTGGGCTTCCGCCAGATGCTTAGCCACGTCTTCGACGCTGAACTTCCGGCCGCCGCATATCTGATAAAAGGTCACGTCGGCAAGCCACTTTTTGGCAGTGCCATAGCTGACGCCGAGCTCCGCCTGGATCTGTGGGATCGACAGGTATCTCGTTTTGTAACGTTTCGCAAGATCGTTCGCCAAAACCACCTCCTGCGGTGAGTTGGCATAAACGGTGCGTTTCAGTCGCGGCATAAAAGCACCTCCCAGCGTGCGGCTCAGGCGTTTTCCAGAAGCTGGCGGACCTGCTTTTTCGTATCGTCGCTCGCTTTCGGAAGCAGCCGAAGAATGCATTGAAGATCGTTTTCTTTCTTAACGGCGGCTCGTCGGCTCTCTTCAACGCTGTAATACAGATCCTCCACGGAGCAGCCGTACAGCAGTGCCATAGCAGCAGCCCGCTCCGGGCGCGGGCCGTAAAGCCCTTTTTCGTAAGCTGTCAACGCAGACGGCGGAAAACCGCAAATGCGAGAGGCGTTCGATATGCTGATGCCGATTTTTTCCCGGCGTTCTCTCAGATCCATCATGGAATCCTCCATACATAATTAAGATTTTCCTTGACAAAAAAATCCCTGTGAGATACGATGCAAATAGAAAATCTTCTTTGTTCTCAAGGGTTTTTATCTTTTGTGTACAAGCAGATTATATCTTACAAAAAATAGATAGTCAATATTAAATCTATGTTTTAATAGATTTCAGCGTATTGACCGAAAGGAGATGAATGAATTGTTCGATTTCAACAGATTCGAGGCTTTGCGCGAGGAAAAAGGAATTACCAAAGCCTTTATTGCCCAAAAACTTAACCGCGCTCCCGTTATTTGCCACGATTGGAAACTCGGAAAATCGACTCCCAGCGAGCAGCAGATCAAGGTCGTAGCGAAAATTCTTGGCACTTCACCGGAATACCTGAAGGGGGAAACCGATAAAAAAACCCCCGCCGAAGCCGGCGAGGGAAGTAAGTATGATCGTATTATTATGGAGATACTGGAAAATATCACGGATGAGACGAAAGCGGCTCTGATCCCGCTGCTTCAGCAGATGCAGCGCCAAGAGGAGGCAAAGAACGGTTCTCGTTGAAGCGCATCAGCGCCTGATATTTCGGATCTTTCGCAGCGGCCTTTTTAAGGGCGGAAATGAAGATCCCTTTCTGTTCTTCGTCAAGCTGATGGAAAAGGCGCAGGATAACCTGATCGTAGTCCAAGGGGAAGCCTCCTTTATGTCTTGATAATATCATCATACAGTATCCGGAGTCCGATATTCCGTACTTAGTATCTTATCAGGCGAATTTTGCCGTGGCAATAGTTTTTTTGAAAAGGTTCCGCCGCCGCGTCACCGGCCGCGGCGCCAGCAGAGACAACGTAAAAAGCCCTGTTGTCTGCTGCGTATTAAGCGTAGCAGATACTCGTGCGATTTGTCCAACCCCAAAACACAGCTTTTCCGTCCCAATGTGAAGAAGCTGTTCGGTTAATTCCCAAAAACGGGTTCAAATCGCAGAAATAATGCTACGAGGTAGAGGATTCATGGAAGAATTAGAAAATCTCGTTTGCCAGACACAGGAGCAGTTGGAAGTTGCCCAAAAGATTATGGCAGACGAAAAAGACAGGCGAAGTTTATCCTACCAGAAAATTGTCGATCAGACGGGTATTCCGAAATCCACCGCCGAGCGATTCCTCGGATTGAAAAGCAGCAACTCCAGCACAGTTCATTTTATCGTCCTATGTAAGTTGTTCGGTATGTCTGCCGACAGTTTTTTCGACATTGCCAAAGAGTCTCCGACCAGCCAGGAAACCGACCGGGCCGCTCACAAGATCGAGTTGTTGCAGCTAAAGAACAAATATCTGGAAAAGAACAATGCGTTTCTCCGTAAGGCGGTTGAAAAGAAAAACCTTTATATTGCCGTTATATCCATCCTTTCTCTGATACTGCTTATCCGAAATACCGTAATGGACATGAACAACCATCATATTGGCTTCTTCCGCGGCGAGTGGACACCGATGTCCACAGCAGGCGTTCTGCTGATCGTGATAGCCGCCGTAATATGCATTGTCGCCATCATAGCCAATCTCGGCAGCCGCGCACACTGGAAAAAGGAAGAAAGCAAAGGCCAAGACCTCTGAAAGGAACCCGCCATGCCTAAAAGCGGATCAAAAGAATATAAATATATCCGAAAATCGTTTGTTGCCGACGGGAAGCAATACATAGTATGCGGAAAGACAGAAGCCGAGGCGATGGAAAAACTCGCCGCAAAGAAAGAAGCCGTCCGGCGCGCGGAATTAACAAAAGGTGTAAACTGCACAATCGAGGATTGGGCCGATACATGGCTGACCACCTACATTAAACCAAAGGTCCGCAAACCTGGACAGCCGAAGAAAAAAGGCACCATGACGCAAAAAAGCTATGAAATGTATGAGGACAAGATCAACGGATATATTATCCCGGCGCTTCGAGGTAAAAAGCTGCGCAGCGTCACCGACACGATGCTGCAAGGCGTGCTGAATCAGCAGGCGGAAATGTCTGAGTCCCACGCGAAAAAAGTACGAATGATCCTGCGTGCCATGTTCTCGCAGGCTGCCTTTTCTCGCATAATCCCCTTTGACCCGACCATCAAGCTTACCATTCCCGCGTCTGCTACTGCCGAAAAGCGCCGCTCGCTTACCGCCGAGGAGCGCGCCGTTCTTATGCAAGTGGCGAAGACGCACCGGTGTAGCCTATGGATTCGTTTTCTCATGCGCACGGGCCTGCGCCCCGGCGAGTGCGCCGCACTTCGTGTGCGCCATCTGGACATGGAAACGCGGCTTATTCACGTTTGCGAAGCCGTCGAGTCCGGAACCACTGTAATTGCGACGCCGAAAACGTCTGCCGGAGACCGGTATGTTCCTATCCCTTCGGACATTTATGCCGATCTGAAACGCCACATTAGCGGGAAAGACAAGGACGACTTTGTTTTCACGCAGGAAGACGGTAAATCCATGATGACGCAGACGGTGATGACAAACAACTGGCGCAGTTTTTCCCGGCAGATGGACATCGCCATGGGCGCCGAAATGACAGCGCACGGCCATATCTACGACCCGAAAGACCTTGATAAGGACGGGAAACCGTTGTATCCAGACAACGCCGGGAACCCGAAGAATGGTCACAAAATTGCTCCCGATCTTGTTCTGTATTGTCTGCGGCATACCTACGGTACAGATCTGCAGCGCGCCGGGGTGCCAATCAATATAGCAAAGGCGATCATGGGTCACAGCGATATTTCTGTGACAGCAAACGTATATACTGACGCAACTGTCGAAGATGCCATGTCCGCGCGCGACTTAATGGACTCAGCAATAAAAACTACATGAAAAAAATAATTGACAACCGGCAAAAGCACTGATTTTCAATAGTTTTTATCGGATTTGTCATCGTACTCTGACTCCGTATGTGAGGGTTCGAATCCTTCTCCCGCTGCCAGCGAGCAAAAGCTCAAAATCCTTTATTTTCAAGGGGTTTTGAGCTTTTTTCTTTGTCTCGCCGCCCCCTTTTTCGATAGCCGCCGATTTCAAATCTTTCAAATATTTCAAATCTTACATTAAAAATCACATTAAAAATTTTTGCGTGATCGTAGAAAGAAGAGGGCGAAAATCGCCCCCTTTATTTTAAAAATCTCTCGATTGTCTTTCTGGCGCGCCCAAGTTCCTGCGAAACGTACTGCGGCGTGCATCCAAGTGCGTCGCCAATATCATAAACAGACAGCTCAGCGCTGCGCATAGTAACCATAAGCCTTTGTGTAGGCGTAAGCCGCTTCATCATGTCTTCGAGCGCTGGGTGCTCGTCCTCCTTCCCGACAGTTTCCTCGACAAGTAATCGGCTATTCGGCGAAACGAAATCATCTAACGGCAGTGCCGCGATCTGCGGCTTGCAGCAATCTCGGATATATCGGCGCACCGCCATGAAAATGCCCTTGACCGCAAATGTTGAGAATTTAGCTCCTTTTTCCGGATAGTATTCCGCACACGCCTGCCATAGCCCTATCCTGCACACTTGTAGAACATCTTCGTCAACTTTAAGACTCGGGAAATACTTTTTCAAGGTAAACCAAACAAGCGACTGATTTTCTTCATACAGTTTCTCTGGCGTCATGTTTGAAGAGCCTCCACAAAACAATAGCTCTGCGGCGGTCTCGTGAGATTACACTGCGTACATTCTGAACACTTCGGCGTTGCCATGCCGAGATTGTCAAAGTAACATTCTCTGCTGTGTTTCTTGAACTCAGATATTTCTTTCGGCTTGTCGTAGATTTTCAGATCAGAGATATGCCAGCCAAACCCCGGGTTGCCGCCCAAATACGCATTGATCTCCTCCTCTGTTAAGCACGCCTCTTCGAGGAGCCGCCCGATTGGAGATTTCCAATCTCCGTTATTTGCAATTCGATATTCCGGTTCTCCGCCACGTCTGGTGAAGCCGACACGCGCCAGATGGTCAATTCGGTCGCACACCAACTCGCCAATAACTTTCCCGCCGCCATAAAAGCCTTGCTTTTCCACCAGCGCAAAGAAATCCTCGTGTTCAAATCGCGGCTTCGAGCAATAGACATACACCTTAAACGGCGTTTCCAACTTCGGGCGTGTCTTGCGCACTTCCATCGTCTTTTCCCCGGCGGCAATCAGCTCGCACCAGCGCGGCTGGATGCTTAACATTACAGCTTTACTCATAGGTTTTCATCTTCCCTTTCTCGCAAAATCCGTCTGCGGGCTTAGGATAATCGTAATAGTTGCAAAAGACTTCTTGTTCGCTGCCCTTGAGAGACAAGTCCGGGTCTCCAAGTCGGCAGTCCTTGCAATGCACAACCTTTTCATACCCCAGCTGTACCGCCATGCGCTTAAACTGGCTGCGGGTGGGGCGGTCTATGGTGGGCGCATCCTCTATCAGTTTTCGGGCTTTCCCCGGCTCTCCTTCGTGCTGCCGGTCGTATTCAGCAAGCAGAGCGTCAGCGTCAATCAGTCTTGCCATTCGCTGCACCCCCCATTCCACCGCCACATACAGCGGGGACATTTGCCGTAGCAGGGTTTATGCATCGCTGTCACCGCCCTTATACTTCGGCATATCCGCCCATGCTTTCACGCCGTCCCAGTCGCCGTGTTCTTCAAGCTCAAACAGTTTGTCGCCGTATTCGTCGCGGTCGCTCATGCACATATCCTGCGACACTCCAAAGATTGTGGCGATAAGAATATTCTTCCCGTCATCCGGCATTTCGCAGGAAAACGCATATTCGGGAATCTCGTAGTTAGCGTATCCACGTTCGATATATTCTGTTTCTTCTTCTGCTGTTAGACGGCGCGTCGTGATCTCGTGCCAGACGATTTTTTCTTCAAACATCAGCTTCTACCTCGCTTTCGAGCCATTTTCTTATGTCCTCCTCGGGAAACTCTACGAACATGCAAAGGTGGAAAAATGGGCAGACGGTGCAGTTGAGCTTATCCGGGAAAACGCATTCTTCCATCTGCGCAATATAGACTAACAAGTCGGATATATCGCAGTTACAAAGGTCGCACACGATTTTCTCACGGTTCGTCATTGTGTTCATCCTTTCTCTGATAGCAATTCAGCAGCGTGTCTATCGGGTCGCAGAAGCAACAGGGCTTTCCGTCCGCAGCGCTCGGCGGGTAGTGGATGCAAAATTCACAGTCGTTCATACGAATGCCCCCTCTTGCCAATCGTTTGGTATAATGGCATGGTCTTTCATAGCGCACTCAAATTGAAGCTCTTTGAACGTGAACACGTTTTCTCTTATGAGCAAACCAACCGCAGCGATAAGACGACCTTCGTCGGTTATCTCGTTCCTTGTGCCAAAATTTACATAGTCCCGAAGAAACCTGTAAATTCTCCTGTTTCTTTCTTCGTTCATTCCGCACCGCCCATCTTTGCGCCGCAATGGGGACAATAGGCGGGTAGGTTTTCCTCTGAAACAACAACACCCGTGCCCTTATGCGGATTTTCGCCACACTCGGAGCAGCACCAAACATAAAAGTCGGTGTTGTACTGCCACCGCCCATGCCGTACAGGTGCAACGTCGGCGGCAGGCAGTTTCTCCAGCATCTGCGCCGCTTTTTCAAAATACGGAGCAGCGTCCATCAAAACCGCCATGTTTGCTTTTGCACGAAAAATAGACACGCCCGTCCTGCGCTCAATATATTCAGCCATCATTTTCTCCTTTCGGTGGTTCGGGAAGCGGCATCCACGCAAACACACGCGCTTTCTGCCCCAGTGAATCCCCCGCACCTGTCCAATGGCCATTATACTGGTAGGCGATCTCGTAGGTCGTATACATCCGGTTATAAGAGCCATAGCGGTAGTATTCGTACCAGATGAGGACGTGCTCGCCATTTTCCGGAAGTCTGTCCTTGACGCTGATCCATTGCGGGACAGAGACGGCGGGAAGCGCCATGATGGTCTGTACGTTTTTTGCGCTGCACCCGTCCTGCATCAATCGCATAACCGCCGCTTCGCGTTCTAAGTATTCAGCCATTGTCAGTCCTCCTGTTCCATGTAGCAACCACCGTTTCTACGGCGTTGCTTTCTTGCCACATGACATCCGTCATATTCATTGTGCCTACATAGCATTTAGAGCAAATTTCTCTCACGCCGTCATTTACAAGCAGCCGTGCTTTTCCGCCGCAGAACGGGCAAGGTTTAAGCTCCTCCATTGTCAGCCCTCCCAATCAATCGCCTGTCCGCAATCGGGGCAGAAGCGGGTTTTTCTCCCAGCGCAGAGCTCCCCATTAATTTCGGACACAAATCTCGTTCCACAAGCCACGCAGCAAAAGTGCTTAGAGTCTTTTTGGTTTAACACAACCGGTGGCTCCGGTATCTGCTTGTCCAGCGCCTTACACGCCATAAGGCAAGCCTCGTCTACCGCCTCCTGCAATTTCTCCTTGCCTTTGAACCCGATCTCGGCAAGGGCTTCCCGCGTAGTGTCCGGGTGAAGGATTCGTTTTGCTTCTTCGTAGGTCATGCCGCGTCCTCCCATACTGGGCGGCTTTTCTTCCACTTGCGCCAGCGGATAAAGCGCCACCGGGGCGGCTCGCTGTCCAGCCACTTGTTGAAATGCGCGATGTACTCAAGGCGCAGATTGTACCGGCGCTTCTTTTCCTGTTTTTCGTTCATTTTTCATCCTCCGTCAAAATTTCTCGGTCAAGAACCGCGTCGATTGTTTCCACTGCGTCGAGGAGCGCACCCTCTACGTCGGCTCCTGTTCCAAGCGAAATTCCCTGAATCTTGCCGAGCATGCGCTGGATCGTGGAAAAATCCTTTCTTGTCATGGTTCGGCCTCCAAAACGAGTGTGTTGATATTGTCGGGAAGCTCTGCCCACAGTAGAACGTCCTCCACAAGGTACTCGAAGTCTTCTCCATCCCCATAGAAGCCGGGCGTCGCCTCTTCTTCCCAAGAGTTCACAAACGAACTCGCGTGGTAATACAACTGCTCGTAATAAACGTAGCCGCTTTTAAGCATAGATTCCTGCGCGCAGAGGCAGCGGCAGTCTTTGCCCGGAAGCCGATCTTTCACGCTCGTGAAGCGCAGTCCGGTACTGGCCCTTGCGAGCAATTCGTTAAAAGTCATCCCGGAGGCAATAAGCTCGTCCTCGAACTTTTTGTATTCCAGCACGTCGGTCGGGGACATTGTAGTATCCTCGTACTCTTTCAGCCGTTCCCACACCTTGCGCTGGCTGCATGCGCCGTCCGGGCAGTATTTGCCCCAGCGCTCTTCGCGGCATTTGGCAATGTCGCAGAAGTTGCCATCGAAAGTAAGCCGACCGTAAGGAAGCTTTGTTTTATCCATTGGCTGGTTCGATTCCTCCTCGTTTTTCATTTTTGCGGTAAATCACAACCATGCTCGGAAACGGCGCGCTGTTTGTTGCGTTTCCGAATTTCAACCGCCCACGCACAAAGCGGATTTCGGCTTTGCCGTAGATGAACTCGTGAAACCATCGTGTGTCCGTCCGAGCCGGAAGAAGCATAACAATCGTGTTGCCGTTCTTTTCGTGCTCCTCCCACGCTTTCTGTACCCACTTTCCGATCTCGCGCCCGTAAGGGGGATTGCAGAACACCGTGTGGTCTCCCCACCGGCGGGTGAGTCCGTTCTGCTCTTTCGTGAAGAACGTCTCGCATTTGTGGTTCGCTTCATTCGCCGCCGGATCAAGAGTAAAGTGAAATTCGCCGTTCAGCTCATCAAAGAACGCCTGCGGCGTCGCCCATTCGTCAGTGGCGGAAGAAAACATCCCGCCAAACTGTTTATCTGTCATCGGCATTACCTCCAAAATGATGCTTTGTTACGGCGATGGCAAACGGCTCAATCTCCGCATCACCGATCCTTGTGATATCTCCTAAGTGTTTAATGAAAATCGCCTCTCTTTCAGAATGCCATCAGCATTACCGCGCCTTATCATCAGGTATGCTTCGATCCCAACGCAGACCCCCTTCGGGCTCTTCCCGGAGGTTGCTCCGCTCTACGCCAGTAATCTTTCCAAAAATAACGCCTGAAGCGTCCCTCAACAGAATTAAGCATCTGTCACCGCTCCGCTGAACCTCGATGCCGCAAGGGGCGAACAGCCCACCAGCGTCGTGCTCACCGCTGATATCGCACGCACCAGTGTAGTTCTCTACCTCAACCTGGGCGGCTAAAATAAACATAGCCGTCATCACCTCCTGCCCTATATGGCAATCACAGCCTTAAATTGCAACCAGTCTACTTGAAATATTAAAGTATCCCAGCAACGGCTTTACCCGTAATTATGTATGAAAAAAGTCCCGGAAACGCTCAATGAGAACGTTAGCCAGGACTCCTTTTTATTGATGTGGGCTGAATAGTTGGGGTGGGGGTGGTGCCGCGCGGGGTTACGCAACCGGTTCTTAGCGTTCAATTTTGAAAGTAGGGGGGCGTTTGACATGTCTTAATTGATATTAAGAGCAGTTAAAAGGCCGCTCCAGCGGCCTTGCTTTTGCCCGTCCAGGCGGGCGACGGATGATTGTTTTTCATGCACACATGAACGGTTTTTCATTTTTCACACCCTTTTTTTGCTCGGGCTGTCGCCTTTATTCTGTTGCTATGCGCCGGGCGTTGCGGTTGTATGATTGGCTCGGCGGGCGCTTGTGCGCGTGTTCATATGGGGCGCAGCGGCTGCCGCAAGCGCCAACAGGGGGGACATATATAGATAGATATATATAGACACATATAATAGATACATATATAGATATATAATTATATACATAGTTATATGATATATAGCTATATAAATAACTAATAAAAAGAAGAAACAAGCAAAGAAGAAAAAGACGCAGATCCGGGCGGGACATACCGCGCCGCCGTCCCTGTCCCCCTGGACGCTGGACGCTGGAGGCGGCGGCATATGCGGATATAGATCCGGCATAGCTGCGGCCCATAAGCGCAGCAGCGCGCCCCAATAATATAAAAGCAACCCGCGGCATGTGCCCCGGGCTGCTGTTCCCCCTGTATGCGCTTGTATGGCCTCTCAGCGCCGTTTTGCCGTCTCATCGGTGTAGGGGCATTGCCGCGCCGGTTGCGTCCCTGTACGCCGTTATACGCGCCCGTATGGCGCTAAGACGTTTGCGGACAGCTTGCCCACTCATGCCTATAACCGCGCCTATATCGTCCGTTGTGTACCCGGCGGCCGCGCCGCGGATAATTGCGGCGTCTATATCATCCCCGGCGGCGGCGTGGATAGCGTCGCGGATCTCTCCGGCGTCCTCGATCGGCCGCGCCGTCGCTCCTCTCATGCGGGCATTGTGCGCCTTTTCGGCCGGCCCTATGTCGGCGGCGTCCGCAAGATCCGGCGCGCTGCCGCCTATGCTATGCGTGTTTTCGCGGGCCTCATGCCGCAGCGCGTCCAGGGCGGCAAATAACAGTTGATCGCGCAGCGGGCGCGGATCTCCTGACTGGAGACGGGTCTCGAGCCGGATCCAGGCGTCGCCTACCAATTCAACCGGCTTGCAGCCGCCGGCGGCGCGGACGTTCGCCGGCTTGAGCGCGCAGGCGGCGCTGCAGGCGGCCTTGAGGGCGTCGAATTTGGCCGCGTCGTCCAATTCGATCCAGCGCCCGCAGGGCTCAAGGACATAAGCGGCGGTAAACTCCTCCGGCGTCTTGTGGTAGATCGTATCCAGCAGCCCCAAAAGCTCTTCAGGCGTATTTGCGACGGCGCTGGAGCCATAATGGCTATAGTTGATATAACGGCCGTCGTCGCTGACGGACAGCGCGGCATAATAGATGTTACCGGCGCAGCCGCGGACGTTTTGGCCATACGTCGCGCCGCGGTTGATGTTCTTGTAAATGGTCTCGAGTGTCGTCATGATATTTTATCCTTTCCGGCGCGTTGCGCCTGTCAAATGTTGCGGATCCGCTGCGCGTCACGACGGCGGGCCCGGTTGTACTCGATCTCTCCGGCGATTTTATCCAGGGCGACGGCGGCGACAGCCGCCAAAATTAAAACGATCATACGCGCGCCCCCTGCAGAATGTCCGCGTTGATTTTTTCCGCTTGTGCGGGCGTTGCCTGTACGGTGATGTAACACCCGTCGCCGCAGCCGGCAACGTCCAGCAACACCGCGCCGGCGGCGCGGATGATCCGCAAATAACGCGCCTTTTCGGCGCTGTCGATCAAACAAGAAAAGTTTTTCATGTTTCCGCCCCCCCTTAAATAAAATAAAGTGATCCGTCAATCTCAAGACTAACGGCCTCCTGCTGCAGATCGGCGCGCATGTCGGCGCAAACATTTATTACGGTGTCCAGCTTGCGCTCGAGATCCTCTCCGGCGGCATAGGCATAAACAACGGTTGTTTTTTCCTCCACAAGGCCGGCGGCGTCGCTCATCCAATAACCGAGCGCCGGGGTTGCCGTCGCGCCGCCGAAAAGATTTGACAGCGTCGCGGCCGCCATTTTGACATATCGGGCATTATCGGCGGCGGTGTTGACGCCGTCCGTGCCGGGAACGTAGATTGCTACGCGATGACGCAGCGGCTGCAGTTTTTCAAGTCTCTTGTTAGTCATTTTTTCGTCCTCCCTATTGTCGGGGCTCTTGTCCCCTTGCAAGTATGATTATATGCCGTTTAACGGCATAAGGCAAGAGACAATTTTGCCCAAAGTTCAAAGGCTTATTTTAGATATTTTGTATATTGTTTAACAGTATAATAAATGTTATCATAACCTCGAGGGGGTGTTTTTATTGCCATTACCCAAAACGGGCAAGCGAACAGACGCGCAGCGCCGCGCCCGAAATAAATGGGATGCGGCGAATATGACAACATTAGGTTGCCGGATGCGCCGAGACGACGCCGAAAAATTCAAAGGCGCGTGTTATTCGGCAGGAACGACGCCGAACGCCGTTTTTACCGCGGCGGCGGCGGATTTTATGGAAAAAAACGCAAACAATAACAAAACGTCTGGAGGTGCTGAAAATGAGTAACCGCGACATTGCGAAAACCTTAATTGACCAGATCCCGGAAACGCGGCTTTTTAACGTGATCCTCTTTTTACAGGGGGCCGCGCTTCCGGACGCGGAAACGCCGAACGCGGAAACAGCCGCCGCAATTGCCGAGCTTGCGAACGGCGGCGGGACACGCTTTAGCGGCGACACGTCGGCGCTTTTTGCGTCGATTCTGGAGGGCTGACAGAGTGCTGGAGATTGTCTATTCCTCCCGCTTTAAGCGCGACTTGCGGCAATGCGCCAAACGTCAATTAGATTTAACCAGACTGCAAACCGTCATTGACACACTGCGCACGCCCGCGGCGCTCCCGGCACAAAACCGGGATCACGATTTAACGGGGAATTATTCCGGTTTTCGGGAATGCCATGTTTCCCCGGATTGGTTGTTGATCTACCGCGTGGACGGTAACGCGCTGTTATTGGCCCGCACCGGATCGCATTCCGACTTGTTCAGCTGATTCGTTTAATAAGTAAAACAATGTGCAGCCCCCGGCGGTATCGTCCGCCGGGGATTTTTTGCGCCGCCGGTTGCAATTTGCCGCCGTTGTTGGCATATGAGATATAAAGCAAGCCCCGGCAGCCTCCGGCGGATCGGTAAACGCCGCCGCCCCGGCCGACCGCCGGGCCCAGCGCCCAGGGTTGCCGGTCCCAGCCCAGCCGCGCCGCCCCCAGCGCTCACGCGAAAAGAAAAACGATTTCACGGGGGCCCGGGCGCGCAGGAGCCGCCCGCATTTCACGGGGGCCGGGCGCGAGCCAAGGACCGCCGAATTTGCCCGGCGGCGCCATGCCGCAGGGACGCCGGCACGATCGCATACCAGCACGCACACCCGGCGGCCATGGCCGCGAGACAGTAAAACATATCCCGCCCCGGAGGTTACGAGGGCAGAAAGGAATTGACATGCGGAGCTACGTTTACATCGCCTACACGGCAGAACAGGACAAGAACGAAACCACATTTACAGAGCGAAAGACCCCGGAATATTGCCCCGGCCGTTATGCCGCTGTTCTCCGCGTAAGTTCAGACAATAACATTTTGTCGGCGCTGTCCGCCATCGGCGGGCTCAAGGCGGCAAACGCTTTCCCCAGCAAAAAACAGGCGGAGGAAACCGCCGCGTTTTGGAATGAGTGCTACAAGCGAAACGGCACGTATCTTTTTGCGTGATTCAGACAGAACAAGCCGAGTTAGGCGGCCCCTCCAACATGCCGCCCGGCTGGTACGGCGAGCCGGGCGAGATCGGCGAGCACATGCCGCACGATGGCGGCCATACGCGCATCCGCCCCATACCGGACGATTGACGCGCCCGCCCCGGCTCACGTCTGAAGCTCTGCAAAGCCGCCCCCGGAGATCTGCACAAAGCCCCCAGAGAACCACAGAAACGCCCGCCGGAACGCTGCAAAAAATCCCCCCGGAAGCCGCCGCCTCCGGGGGGAAATTATTTTTTGCGTTTGGTTGCAAAACGCGCCTATGCCTGGCATATAGGGCAGAAAAGCAAAACGGAAACGCGAAAGGAGAAAGCAAAAAATGAAGATCACCCGTGAGAGCATCGAAAAGAGCAGCGCCCGCATGGGCAACGGCTGGACGCTCAGCCGTTACCATCTGGTCATGTGCGGCGAGAAAGCCGCCGAGCTGCAGATCCCCATGGAGGACGGCGGATACATCCAGGGCCGCATCTACATTGACAAAAAATGGAGAGGCTACCAGGCATATGACGGCGTGCGGATCAGCGTCAACGCCTCCCGCTACTACCCGGCGCAGACCCCCGGCGTTTATGTCTCCCACGGCCTCGGCCACTGGGTGGACATTGACCGCCCGGACATGAGTAAATGTATGTTTTCGGCGGTGGAGAAGATCACGCACAAGATCACCGCAGACGATATCCGCGCCCTGTGCGAAGCAGGCGCGGCAGCCCTGACCGAAAAAATGGCGGAGCTCTCCGCCGCAGCGTAAGGAGGCGCAGATCATGAATAACGACATTCTCAAGAATTTTGTCGAGCAGGAGCTCAACGACCACAACAAACACAACAACGCCGGCCTCGCCTCCGTCGGTTTTTTCGACGGAGCGAAGACCGAAGAAGTGACCTTCCACAGCAACCACCGCGCGCAATACAACCGCCTGCTGATGTTCTGCGCGGAGAACGGCCTGACCGTCGTTTCCACGCATCCCGGCACGCTTGCGGCTGTCGTTCGTGTAGAGACCGGCAAATAAACGCCAACAGAAGAAACGCCCCCGGCGAGAGCCGGGAGCGTATTTTTTTACGAAAAAACCCCTTGCCCCCGAGACGTACAATAAAAAGCAGATAGCGAAGCCGCCCAGCCCCGGCGGGATATTCATTTTATTGATAATATATATTCACAAAAATCTATAGAAAAAATGCGCGGGAACATCGCAAAAAATTTGTTTTTCCGGTTGCAAAACGGCCGCCTGGACGGCATATAAAGCATAAAGCAAAAGGAGGTCACTACCATGACACAGAACAAAACCGAGTCCATCCGCTTCTACTACAACGGCCTGCGCGTCAACGGCGAGCGCAAGCTCACCCGCTGCTGCTATACCATGGATAACCGCCACGACGGCGCCGAGTGCGTCACGATCTACGCGACGGGCTACGACGACCTCCCGCGCGACATTTTCCCCGTAGAGAACAACAGCGACAGCTATACCGATTATTTCGAGAACGACAGCGCCACGCTTTTCCCCGATCATCCCCTCTATAAATTCGCCCGCTATGCGGCGATGAAGGCGAACACGCGCGGCAACGCCGAGAGCATCGAGCGCGTGAGCAAAGAGATCGCCGGCATGGGTCGCGAGCCGTGGGCCGGTTATATCGACGCGCGCAAGGCCAACGTTGCCCGCTGGCAGCGGGAGATCGCCGACTTCAACGCCGCCGAAGATCCCGGCCAGCCGACCGCCGCCGACGTGGAAGCGTGCCACGCTCTCCGCCTTGCCGAAGAGAACGCCCGCCGCGAAAAAGAGCACGAGGAAGCGCTTCAGCGCCGGGAAAAGGCGCTGAACGAACAGAACAACGGCCGCCGCTTCATCGAGCAGACCGCCGCCGAGCATCCCATCGAGGAGGGGCAGCCGGTCGTGCGCATCCATTGGAGCGAGCACCCCGCGTTCTACGGCTGGAAGGATGACGAGCTGGTGCTTTCCGTCGCCGCCGCCGAGATCGTTCTCAAGACGTTCGACGAGCAGAAGCGCGACGAAAACGGCGGATACTACAAGACAAAATTCTCCATCGAGGAGGACGGCGAACTCGTCTACGGCGGCGGGCGCTACGATCTCGGCGACGGGGACGGCGGCCTGTGCGAGCACATCCGCGCCTTTGGCCGTCACCTGATGGAGCGCGGGCAGTTCGGGCAGGGGGCAACGGAGGAGAACAAGCAGGAAGGCGCGAAGATCGTCGAATTTGCGAACCGTCTCCAGAGCTACACGCCCGGCGGCTATATTGAGAGCGTCGAGCCGGCGCCTTATATGAATGATGTATTGGAAACTCTGCAGAAAAAGAGAGAGGAAGAAGCCGACAACCTTTCCGCGCTGATCCGTCTCCTGCCGGACGAGGGCATCATCGGCATGGCCTCCGACCTTGCCAAGAACGGCTCGCCGGAGACGGCGCGGTACGTCCTCCTGCAGCTTGCGCAGCGCGACAAGAAGAAGGCCGCCGAAGCCGCGCGAAGTCTCGGATTGTGAATAAATATTCTTTATATTATTCAGTTGCGAAACGGGCGGCTGCCCGCCATATACAGCGTAAAGCCCCGCAAAGCGCGGGGCAGAAAGGGGAAAAAACATGACCGATACCGAACTTTTGGAGATGGCCGGAATTGCGATCCGGCACGGAGTGCTCAACGTTTACGGGGGGCGGAGCGACGCCGACACGCAGCGCCTGGTTGACAAAATGCTCAACGACCCCGCCGCGTATTACGCCGTACCGCCGCTGTATCCGGCGCTGCGCGTCTATGCCGAGCTCCGGGGGCGCGTGGCCGCGAAGTCCTGCGGCTCTGCCATTCAGGCGGCGAAGCGCATCATCCGGACATGCGCCCGCAACGATATGCGCGGCGTGTGGAAAAGTGCCGACGGCTCCGCCTGGTGCTGCTGCGATGGGCAGCGGGAAGTCCGGCTGAAAAATGTCTCCGGCGTTCCCGTGCTGGAACAGAGCTTTCCGAACCTCGAAGCGCAGATCGACGGCTGCGCCAAAGCGGCCAGCAAGTCGCTCCGGCTCCCTACCGCCGCCGAACTCAAAACATACATTGCCGCCGAGAAAGCCGCCGGCGTCAAGCCGGATGCCCTTTGGTATTGGTGGGGCAGTGATACGCCGGCAGTGAACGCCTCGTTCCTGCTGGACATGGTGACGATCTTCCCCGACTGCAAGGAAGCGCGGTATCGGACGGAGCTTTCCCCGCTTTACTTCTGCGGCGACAATGGCGACGGTATTCTCCTGCCTGTTCGCAGAGCCAAATGCCCCGAATTTGAAAGCCGCTGGAACGAGCTGCACAAAAGCGCCGGTTAACCCCGGCGCTCCCCGCAAATATACATCATCAATATATACACAGGAAAATCTACACAGAAAGAGGCCGGAACATGGAACAGGAATTTCTCAGTCTGATCTTTCAGGAGGAAAAGCCGTATAGAGGTGAGCGCCGTATAGGAATCTATAAAGGCAGCAAGAAAATCGGCGGCATCGAGCAGGTATATAATCTCTATCGCGGGACAACATATCACGCTTTTGCTAATCGCCCCTATACTTTCACGGTGCCAACCGCAAACTCTGTCGCTCAGGCAAAGCAGAACTTCGTCCGCGCGCTGAAAGAGCACGGCGGGAACGCGCCGACCAGCGCCGACATAAAAGACCTTCCCGCTGATCCTGACGCAGAATTTTATCCCACGCCGTCTTGGCTGGCCGGAAAGATGCTCGCCTGTCTCGACCGCAACGCTCCGATCCGCTCTGTTCTGGAACCGTCCGCCGGGAAAGGCGATCTGCTGTATGCCTTGCAGAAATACAACGCCGCCCAGCGTTACGGCAAAGACGAAGACATTTTCGAGCTGGCCGACGTGATCGAAGCAGACCAAAATCTGCGGGTGCTTTTAAAGGGTGCCGGTTTCCGTGTCATCGGCGACGACTTCCTGCAATTCCACACGCACAAACATTACGACCTGATCCTCATGAACCCGCCGTTCTCCAACGGCGATGCACACCTTCTCCGAGCACTGGACATTCAATCCGGCGGCGGGCAGGTCCTCTGTCTTCTCAACGCGGAAACGCTGAAAAATCCATATACAAACCGCCGCAAAGCCCTGCTCCAGAAGCTGGAAGAGTACCACGCCCATGTGGAATATGTGCAGGGCGCTTTCCAGAAAGCCGCCAGAAAATCCGACGTGGAAGTTGCCATTGTCTATGTCAACATACCCGTTCCGGTCATGCACTCGAACATCATAGATTATCTGAAACGCGCTGAAAGCGCCGCAGAAATAGAGCCGGGAGAAGCCTCTTCCATTGCCTCTGCGAACTGGATGGAAAACCTTATTAACGGCTATGAATTTGAAGCGAAAGCCGGTATTGCTCTCCTGCGAGAATACGCTGCCATGCGTCCATATTTGATGGACGGACATACGAACTATGAGAAGCCGCTGATATCCATAAGCGTCGGAGACCGTGAAATGGAGGAAAGCGTTCCTGCTGACAGCGTTAACCGGTATCTGGAAAAACTGCGGTACAAATACTGGAACGCATTTCTTTCCCGCGAAGAAATGACAAGCCGCATGACTTCCTCCATGAGCAAGCAGTACAGCGAAAAGATCAGCGACCTGAAGCACTACGATTTCAATCTATACAACCTGCAACAGGTATTCTTTGATATCCGTGCGCAGCTCTCCGGCAATGTAGAGGAAAGCATTCTCGATCTTTTTGAAACACTCTCCGGAAAGTACGCGTGGATCAGGGAAGAAAACAACAAGAACATCCACTACTTTAACGGCTGGGCAACAAACAAAGCGCACAAGGTGGGGATGAAAGCCATTTTGCCGATCAATGGGTTTGGCTCCGCATGGTTGGGGAAAGACCGTGGCCTTGATTCTTATTACATCAGCACGCAGCTTTCCGATCTGGAGCGCGCCATGAACTATCTTGACCGGGGAGAAACTACCAAACGGAAAAATCTGCAGAGTTTCATCGACTACGCAGTCAAGTGCGGCAATACCGTCGTGGAAACCACCTATTTCAAAGCAAAATTCTATAAGAAAGGCACTTGCCATATTCAGTTTCGCCCGGAAGCACAGCGCATCATCGACCGACTGAATATCTTTGCCGCGCAGAAGAAAAACTGGCTGCCGCCCTGCTACGGCAGGAAGCGCTACAAAGACATGACACCGGAAGAGGCCGCCGTCATTGATGATTTTCAGGGCGAGGATGCCTACGAAAAACTCATGGAGAACCCCGGACTATACCTCACGGATGCAACGTCCAGCGATTTTCTTTCGCTCCCTGCATAAAACCCTGTCCACCCGGTTAATTCCTATTACACATGACATAGCAAGTGTAAGACAAAGACCGCAAAGGAGGCGGAAAATGAAAACAGAACCCATCGACATCATTATCCCCGCGCATAATTGCGCCGACACCATCGGCGACACCATCAAAAGCCTTGACCTGCAGCTGTGCAAAGACTTCAAGGCGACCGTCGTGATCGACGGCGCGGACGAAAAGCTGGAAGCCGTCGTAGAGACCGCCGCAGACTCTCGCCCGTGGCTCCGCTGCATGAAAAGCAACGAAAACAAAGGCGCCGGCGCAGCGCGGAACCTCGGAATGCTGGCGTCCGCTTCCGAGTGGCTGATGTTCCTCGACGCGGACGACCTTCTGCTCCCCCACGCTATCGCCACCATGCAGCAGGCGATACCGGGAAGGCCGGACTTTGTTATCGGCAAAACCATGCGCGAGAGCGAGCGCGGCTGCTACGAAGTCGTCGGGCGCGAACAGCTCACCTGGCTGCACGGGCGAATGTACAACTGCGGCTTTCTGACCGCACACGACATCACATTTCCCAACGATCTGCGCATGAGCGAAGACCTGGCGTTTAATATGAAATGCGCAGAATTGGCGAAGGGCGTTCCGGAAACCTCTTGGCCGGTACATATCCAGCGCTGGAACGGAAAGTCTCTCTCACGGCGTTCCGGGGCGTCCAGAGAGCAGGCGAGGACATATATCAAGGCATGCCTGGACTATGCCGTGAACTGCGTCCACGCAGAGCGCGAGCCGGAAGACCTGCGCCTTCTCCCCGACGCTCTCGCCGCCTGTTATTACTACTTGGATGCAGTAGAAAGATTGTTTCCGAATGACCATGAACTCTACGCAGAAATGTGCCGGGACTTTATCAAACTCGCGCAGACGGTAGAGCTTCCGCGTCTCCGCACGCTCCCCGCATGGGAAGCCCGGCTTGCCCATTCCCTCGCGCTGCCCTCGCGCCCCTACGGCACGGTGTACATGCCGGAGCTGACCTTTGAGCAGCGTTTCATCAATGCGACCCTAAAATAAATATACAGGAGGAACCCACCAATGCGAGCACCCTGCATCATCAAAAGAACCACAGACCGGCACGACGGATTGACCGTCGAGTATCTGGAAACGTCGGTCCCCAAAGCGAAGTATACCGGAGACAAAACCCGCGCCCGTGTGTTCGTCTACACCGGAGACGCCGAGTATATCGTCCGCACACAGCTTCGCAACGGGGCAAAGTCGTCGCAAAGCTTCACCGTCGTCACGCTCAAGGAGGGCAAAAGAAAATGAGTACAAAAGCAGTAAGACTTCTTCTCATGTTCCTGTTCGGTCAGGTCGTTCAGACGGCTGTGATGCTCATCGGCTTTGCGCTGGATATGAACTCGATCATCTGGTGGACCGTCGTTTCCGGTCTTGTGATCTTCTGCGCCGCGTGGCTCGGCGGGTGCATCGCCGCTCCCGAGGCCGTCCGCTCCAAGCGCCACGCAAAGCCCTCCGGGGGCTCTCCGATGGACGCCGCCTCAAAATATCTCGACTGACTCCCCTTGCGCGCAGCGCGCAGCTAATCTATAATATTCACAAACAACATAAAAATCTGCAAACAACTTTGCGAAAATCTGCAAACAAATTTGCGAAAAGAAAGGAAATAAAATCATGTCTGAATCCAACGCCAATTATTCCATCAACGAGCCCCGCTTCCAGCGCGTCATCAAGTACGCAACGTCCGCCTCCAAGCAGATCCCCGGCGCGCTCGTGCGCGTAGCGGAGAGCGAAGAAACAGACCTCAACACCGTCCGTCTGACTCTCCCCATCCCGTCCGAGATCAACAAGATCGCCGTCCATTACCTCCACAACGCCGGATTCTCCGCCGACAAGACCGAACTAACCCAGGACGGCTTTACCTTTACCGTAGACATGACGCAGCCCTACGAAGACTGACGCAGCAACTCCACACCAAGGCACAAACGCCCCCTGCGGTTAACCCCGCAGGGAGCGCAAAATAACTTCAGAGGGTTGCGGCGGTTGCGACACACCCCGTAGAAAATACTTTAAAATTTCTTCAGATGCCTATTGACTTTATGCGGCAGCAATAATATACTAATTGCAGGAGCAATAAAGGAGGGATAAACGGTGTCTCCCAAAATAGGGCGTCCCAAGAAAGACGTTACCAAGAGCGTCGAAATCGGCCTGCGACTTACAAAAGAAACAGCAGACAAGCTGCAACGCTGCGCCGACGAAATGGAAACGACAAGAACCGCCGTAATAGAGCGCGGTATTGATCTTGTGGAAGCCGAGTTAAAAAAATAGTGTAACCGGGCACACGCCGACCAAGCCGACCCGGTTACACCATAGAAGAGGCGCATTACAATGCAAATCTCTTTCTGTATTATAACGCGCCTCCATGAAATTGTCAATTTTTTATTATTTCAAGGAGGACTTAGTATGTCTGATTCCCTGCGTGTATTCAACAACCACGAATTTGGTAGTGTACGAACCGTAACCGTGGACGGCGAACCTTGGTTCGTCGGCAAAGACGTGGCACAGGCTCTGGGTTACGGAGAGGGAAAATCGTTAGCCAACGCCGTTGCAAACCATGTTGATGCCGATGATAAGGGGGTCACCGAAATGATGACACCCGGCGGCAAGCAGAACATGGTTATTATCAACGAGTCCGGCTTGTACAGTCTGATTCTGGCGAGTAAGCTGCCCACAGCGAAAAAGTTTAAGCGCTGGGTCACTTCCGAAATACTACCCACGCTCCGCAAAACCGGCACCTACACCGCCCGCACCATGACGCCCAACGAGATCATCGCCGCCATCGCCGCCGATAATGTGGAAAAAGAGCGCCGGCTGAAATCTCTGGAAGACGGATTCCATGAAGCAATGGAAGTCCTTGCTGAGCCGCCAGAGGCGGAAGAGTGGCGCAAAAAGATTTACCAGAAGGTGAGCCGCTATTGCGCCCGCCACGATCTCGACTATACGGAGACGTGGGAAAAGCTGTACGGTCAGTTAGAGATCCGCGCCGGATGCAATCTTGCAACGCTGCAGACACGCCGCAGAAACCGCGCCCGCATCGCCGGAGCTACAGCCTCCGCCGTGAACGCGATCAACCGGCTGGACTGCATCGCCGCCGACAAGCGCCTGCGGGAAATTTTCACGGGCATTGTCAAGGAATTTTCCGCCCGGCGCATCCTCGCCTCCTCTGTCGCGCCCGAAACGTCTGCCAATCCTCATGTATTCCCCGCGTTGGCCTGATGGAGGACGAGACGATGAACACGACCGCCCTGAACCGCATCGGCGAACTTGCCGACCTTCTCTCGGACTTGCTGATCTACACGCTCGACGAGCGCGAGAAGCCGGTACACCCGGACGACGCACAGAGAGTCTTTGACCGCGCCGAATTTGTTCTCGCAGAGATTTCCCGCACGGCGTCGGAACTGAAAGCCGCCGCCGGTTGATTCCAAAAATTCCATAAAACAGCAATGCGCAAAGATTCATTTGAGTCTTTGCGCATTTTTTATTTCCCCGTCGGTTGCGAAATGGCCGCCTGATTGCCATATAGGGTGTAAAGAGAGAAACGTACATAATTACGGACAAATCACTTTTGCCCGCGCGTTACACTGAAACCAGAGCCGCGGGAGGACGAGCCGCGGCAAAGGAGATAGATACGATGGATAACACTCTGGAACGCGCGCGAGACATTGCCATCCGATTCGGGCAGCTGACATGGGGCGATCTCATTGACCTTTCCCCGAGAGAGGAGCACGCGGTAATGGCCGCGCTTCGGATGTCTGCGATCATGCCGGGAGGGAAAGACCGGGTAACTTCAGTGCAGTGCTTCTTGTTTTTGAACGATGACCGGAACGACCGTGGCCCGGAGGACGAGGAATTGCAAAAACACATCCGCCAGTTTCTTCAGCTGGTGGCGGGCTTTATGGGATGGTACGGGCATGGAGAATAAGGAGCTTTTATTTTTCGGTGACTGCATGGCAAAGCTAAAGGAGCTTCCCGCCGGAAGCGTGGATATGGTGCTGGCGGATCCTCCCTACGGCACGACGCGCTGCAAATGGGACAGCCCCATACCATTCGCCCCGCTCTGGGACGAGCTGCACCGGGTCGTGAAAAAAGACGGCGCCATTCTCCTCTTCGGCGGTGAGCCGTTTGGAAGCGCTCTGCGCCTCTCGAACCCGAAGGAATACCGGTACGACTGGGTGTGGCAGAAAACGTCTCCTACCGGCTTTCTGAACGCCAAACGGCAGCCGCTGCGGGATGTGGAAAACATTGCGGTGTTTTATCGCTCTCCCCCGCTCTATATCCCGCAGAAGACATCCGGCCATACCCGAAAGGTGAGCTCGGCGTACAGCAAGCGGAACTGTCGAAAAGGGGAGGCCTACGGCGCCTATGGCGCTACGTCCTACGACAGCACCGAGCGCTACCCGACACAGGTGCTCCGCTTCAAAAGCGACAAGCAGCTGGCAGCGTTTCACCCGACGCAGAAGCCCGTGGCCCTGCTCGAATATCTTATAAAAACATACACACGCCCAAATGATACGGTGCTGGATTTCTGCATGGGCAGTGGGTCAACCGGCGTAGCCGCTCTCCGAACCGGCCGAAAATTCATCGGGATAGAGCTCTCGGCAGAATACTACGCCGTAGCCACCAGGCGCATCACCGGGGAAATCACCGGATAAATAAATACATTTTTTGAAAGAAGGTAAAGCCATGAAAGAAACCAATATCGGAAAGTACGTCATCGTCCGAGGAGACCGCTCCGGCGTGTTCGCTGGAACCCTCGCCGCCAGAGATGGGCAGGAAGTCCAGCTCACCGACTGCCGCCGTATTTGGTATTGGAACGGCGCAGCAAGCATTTCCCAGCTCGCCATTGACGGCACAAGCAAGCCGGGCGATTGCAGGTTCCCTGCACAGGTGAAGGAGATCACGATTCTCGACGCTATTGAGATCATCCCCTGCACGGAGAAGGCCGAAGCGAGCATCAAGGCGGTGCGCGAATGGAAGTGCTGACGCGGGAGGCTTTCCTCCATACGGATTTTGACGGCTCCGGCTACGGCTCCGGCAACGGCGACGGAGGCTCTGGCTCCGGCTACGGCGACGGCTACGGCGACGGAGGCTCTGGCTCCGGCTACGGCTCCGGCAACGGCGACGGAGGCTCTGGCTCCGGCTACGGCGACGGCTACGGCGACGGAGGCTCTGGCTCCGGCGACGGCTACGGCTACGGC